GGTAATGCTTTGTCCTTTAAATCATGGGTTAATAATACACACAAACTGCCGAAATTTATTTTCTCCATCACATCGTCTATTATGGTGGAATCGAAAGGTGCAATAGAGCCATCATTCTTCTGGAATTCTTTTTTAGCAGGAGTTGGGACACATACAAAAACGACATCGCACGCGGTTACAACATCTACAATCGTATAACAAAAAGTTGTATTACCATCGGGTTCTTTTCCTATGTGTAAAGGGTCATGGACATAAATTTTACATTTATCCTTAAACCCTTGTTCTATTGCTTTACCAACTATGCCGTAACCAATTATTCCTATCTTCATATTATACTCCTAACTTATTTGTTTTCGGCAAAAATATAATCTCGCAACTCAATCATGTTCTCTTTTCTTGTCTTAATTTTCTTCTTCAAAAGATCAACCATCCCTTGATTTAATTTTTGTCTTAATACTTCATCTTCCATAAGTTGCGTAATATATTTAGATGCTGTATCCAAATCCCTCGCAGGATACACCAGAGCCGTTTCCTCGTGTATGGCGTAGTCAGACATACCATTCCTGGGATGATCGCTACAAACGACCGCACAACCGGTCTGAGAGGCTTCTATGGGGCAATTGTGAAGCCCTTCAAGCTCTGTAGGAGCAAACCACACTTTGAATTTATTGTACCATTTATTGAGTTTATTTTCAGTTGGGTCAACGATATCTTTATTTAGCATTTTTACCGGGAAACCAGATAATTTACTGACTTTAACAGCATCTTCGTGTCTTTTGGTTTGATGTCTTTCGCTATATAATGCTCCGAACCTGTTTTTACGAGGCTTGGTCCTACTAGGTAGGATAGTGAATGTTTTATCGATCCCAGGATAAATCAATTTGGATTTAATTCCATTTTTTTTTAATAAACTTTTTAACCACTCACTATTAACGAGACAATGCCCTGGTTTAAATTTTCCATATAACTTCAACAATTCATCTTCTTTGGCATTCCACAATTCATGTCCACGAATGTAGATATAAATTCTATTAACCTCTTTTTTCATAAGAACATGTCTAATGCTGTAATATCCAGTTGCAAAGATGGTAAACTGTGGTGGGATATCGTATCTGTCTTTACATGTAAATCCTACTTTATCTTGCCATGATCTATCCCAGGTGTATTGATTCGGTATATTAGAATATATACTAACTTCACAGCCTAAATTTTGTAGAGTTTGGGCAGTTTTAATAATGGTTCTCGTGCCCCCGTTGTTTCCTAGCCCAACATTAAATAAATCAAAAGCGATATCCATTTATTTTTCTCCACTATCATATGCTTTTATTTTTTCTTTTAATTGTTTATTTTCTTTTTTTACTTTCTTGAACATCGTCCGAAAATAGGCTAAATTTCGTTTATCTTTCGACTTTTTTTTATCCTTTGCTACACTACACCTGCCACACAGGTTCAGACGAGGATAATCAAATCTATTAGTTACTACACTTCCACACTCTTTACATAGGTTTGACCTGGACATTTTTTTCTCCTTATAGTATTTCTTCTATTAATCCGTGTAAATGTTCACTTGCTTCTTCCATATTTAGATAATTATCATAATATGGACGAACATCGTAATGACAACGAAGTATTTTTTTAACTCCCTTTTTCAATCCATCTTCTTCTACCAATAATCCGGTTTCCGGGGTAATATATTTATCATGCCAAAAATTAATATTTTTTGTCGCTACAACCGGCAACCCACAAGCTAAATATTCTGGGATTACTCTGGGACAGGAATCATAATTAGTAGAGCAACAAACACCTACTTTACATTGTGATATTTTAGGTGGTAGATATTTGCGAAGAGACCAGTCCCCCCATGTTATATTAACGGCCAATTGTTGAGCCAACTTGACAATTTTTTTACTGATATTTCCTAAATTGAGTATTTTATACTTACTTCCAGCGAAACTCTTCAAAAAAAGTTCGTGTCTTTTTATCCCTCTTTGAGTTCCATTGGCAATAAAACAAATATCATACTGCTTCTCCGTGTCCTTTGGCTCAAATAACATGGCTGCTGGTTTGATAAATAATTCTGCCCTATGTCCCTTTTTATCTATCTTCTTTTTCTGCTTTGGTGAATCCACCAAAAATAAATCGTATTTATTGTATCCTTCTGGATAGTATCTTACACCGGCACCATAGTATACTTGTTTAGCTTTAGGATATTTTTTAATAAATGGTTCGTAGTAATCGAATCCACCACGACATACGATTAAATCCGGGATAAAATCTGGGGCATATCTCTTTAATTTAGGAACCCTTCTTTCTGTAAAAAAATCGCTTACGACAAAAGAAGTTTCGATATTAATCTTGTTCTGGTATAATAATTCTGCTTTAGCAGAAAAATTCCGCGTTAAATAATAGAAAAGCTGACTCCATACATCGCTACAATCCTCTATGTCATCATACAATAGCTTTTCAGGATGTTCATTTTTCGGAGGGACAGAACCCCTCAAAAAGATTATATTCACGTCAAAATCTCCTGCACTTTCTCTACTATATTCTCGACAGGAATGTCTCTACACTTCCATTTACAGCCATCCTTACTCTTCTGCCAATAATCATAACCGCCCGATAGTTGACAAGGAGAACAATCTAAATTTTCTAATCTAATAATATGAGAATACTTATGAAACCTTTTACAGTAGTTTTTCTTTGGGTCAGTGAATGTGTAAATTACAATATTTGGAACCTTCAAAACATTTGCTATATGATATGTGCTTGTATCATTTGATATTAGTAATTTACACGATTTAATTGCCCCAATTGAATGCTTTAATTTCATCCCAGTCAAATCAATAGTTCCTTCGATATGCTCATCTTTTCCGCCGAGACTGCCAACGCTATATCCTAAACCTATCAAACCTTCTGCTAATTCACGATATTTAGGATAGCTTTTAGGTAACCACCTTTTTTCCGATTTTTTAGTTAGTTTGCTATATCCATCATGTATTAGAATATCAGGGATATTATCTCTAACTTTTAGATAATCAAACACTTTAAGGGCGTCTTTGAAGTCTTTATCAGAGTAGTCATCACCCACAGAGAGAAGATTAAACATGACTTCTGAATATTTGTCTTTCTTCTTAAGTAATTTCTCATTCAGAATTCTGATATTTTTTGCTGGGCTTCCATAGCAAGCAGCGGTTAAAATTTGCCATTTGAATAATCGTCTATTTATTTTGGAATTGGAGTGAAATATCTCGCTACACATCTTTCCAAAAATAACTTTTGTTGCCTTTGTTTGTGTTGGAATAGAATTGTAAACGGATACTTGACCAAATTTTCTTTGGCAAAATAAAAAAGCCGGAATAGTTTGAAATTGATTTCCTATTCCATCTCCAACTACGAATAATACTTTTCTCATATGTATATTTTCGGATATGAGGGTAAACTACGAGTGTATTCTACAGTTTTGTCCTCGTGTTTTCTCTGCTTCTTGTTTTGTTGACCATATACATTATAAAAATAAATGAATTTCTTTATAAACTTGACTCTCTTTTGTCCAGCCATCTCTAACATCGGAAACATAAAAGCCAAATCCGTACCCCTCTTAATCCAATTTCCATCTGGCATAACAAAATCTTTTTGGTCTATCTTATCCCATAACCATTTTTTAAATGTTCTCAATGCACTTGTCGACCATTGATTTTTTCTATGCGAATTTTTTTTCCATACCTTCTCCGGTATTTCCCTATTCCAATTGCCACCAACATTAGATTTGTATGATCCATATGTCATCCAACACTTCTTTCTATCATACTTCTTCTTGACAATCTCTATAGCGTCTTTCACGAACAAAGCATCATCTAAATCAACATGCATTATGATAGATTCCGGATCACTAACTTCATTACTACAAAGACAACGATTGTATAAGGCACCATAGTTTTTGTCTTCATGAGCAGCGACTATGTGAAATCTACTGTCATCTTTAATCACAGACGCTGTGCATTTGGATGTCTTATCTTTAGACGGATCGATGACAATAAAGACCTCGAAATCTTGTATAGTTTGCCTTACGATAGAATTAAACCAAGGCTCAACAAATTGTTTACAATCACAGCCGACTGATACTATAGAGAACTCAGCCACAATAGTATTCCTTTATATGGGGCATACTTTCAAATACTTCATTAATGATATCGGACATAGGACATTGTATCCCCAGAAACCGCTTAATATACTTTAATGAATCTTTAGCATAGATAGGAGCACCAGCGAATTCTTCTAGTTTTTTTGCAACACCGAACAATATATGACGATCCTGTATGTCTTTAAGATTGATTCTTTGCTTACACTCTTCCGCAGTCAGTAATGTTGCTCTGAAATCTTTCAAAAAACGAGGAGCAGTATCCAGTGGAGTATCCAAGGTAGACCTCATAATTTTTCTACATCTTTTATTCCTTATGTAGAAGAAATTTTTCAATGCTTCTTGATCACATCCCCAAGCCCAATGCGGGCATTGCTTATTGTATTTCTTAGCAAACCTCATATATTCATTAAATGAATCTGGTAGTATTCCCATACTTCTTATCTTCTCGCAGTGAAATCCTGACAACCCGGCCATTAAATAAGTGGTATGTAGTTTATAACTGCGTATACCATGTATCATATATTTTGATTTATCAGCCTTCTGTATAAACGCCCGCATAGATCTGACTTCATCTTTTACTGAAATCGTATCAACATCCCTACAAAACATATAGCGGACTTTATCATCCCATAGCGGCATCATCCTCCATAGTGTAGGCTGAGTGCGTTTGTATGGATCTGTGATAACTTTGATTGTTATCAAGTCAGTTTTCTCACTTGCTTGTTTCAATATTGGGAAAAACCGATGTTGTTGTATCTCTGGGGGTATATGAAAACGCATTTTGAAATCAGAGAAAATAAGGGAATTAGCGATCAGAACCATCGGGAGTGGTGCCCAATACCTATCTTTGTCTCCATATAATACGAATGATAATATGTTTTTCATTCTTTATCTTGACTCACCTTTAGATGTATAATTTTCATATCACTACGCATAGGTCTAAATCCTATTTTGACCTTCTCGTCTGTATAACTAATTTTAAACATAGGTTTTTCATTAATAGAAAATGACATTGTATCTCCTTCTCTAACTACTCTAAAAATAAATGGTTCTCCATCTTTTAGATATTTGCGAGTAGCTGGAGAAAATTTGACTCCTTTAAAATGATTCCCTTCTAAAAAGAATGACCCAATATTTCTACCAGCAAAACCTAACACAGAACTTCCTAACATAAAACCAGCAGCACTGCCAGCAAGTTTATTGATTCTAATCTTTGCCTTCAAAGAAAAATCACCAACTATTTTTGTTGATTTCAAAATATCCTTATTCTCTGCTCCTTTGACTTGTCCTTCGCCAGATTCGTTACATAAATAAAAGTAGATTGGACTCTTGATATACACTTCACTTTTCAAATGCGAGTATGTCCGTGTGGAGTAATTACGATCCTCATACTTGTTTAATTCTGGAAACGGAAAATGTCTAACGATTTCCTTTTTGATCGGGTTCAAATGATTAGGAGGTCTATAATATACTCTATCTTTTTGAGACCATGTTTTGTATTTTTTTGAATGGATAAATTTACAAGGATATTTTCCCCTGAATGTAATAATACCTTCCATTCCACAACAATCTGGCTCCTGTTTCGTTGCCTTCATGATTTTACGAACATAATCGAATGAAACCAAATCATCGTCATCAATAAAAGCAACATATTTGCCAGTTGCCCTTCTCATTAGGATATTTCTCTTGGCACCTATCGTCATCTTTCTATCATCAACCTCAATTAGGATTTCAATTCTGTCATCCTCTTGAGGCTTTAACCTATACAACAATCTGTCTAAAAGATCTTTTCTCTCTTCGAGAGAACAAATTAATATCGATAATTTTTTGCTCAAAATCGTCCCCAATCTGATTTTTTTGGCACTTTAATGACTCTGCGTTTTTTATTATGTCTATATACTTTTCTATTCCTTACTCTATATTTCATATTTAACCAGTCATTACCTTTTGAATGGCTGAAATGGAAAATAGCGTGTTTAATATGTGTCCTCAATGTCCCTTTTTCTAGGTATCTCCACAGTCTTAAATTAAAATCCATATCTTCCAATCCGTGTCCTTTGAATCCTTCATCGTGCCCACCTATATCCATATAATGTTTTCTACCCACTGTGAAATGGCTATTCCCAAGGGCACATTTACTCGTAAGATACCCCCATTTACTCCCAGGAAAGTCCTCGAGGAATTTTTCTTGTCCAGTATACCTCTCTCTCGCAACGATAAAATGCTTTGATTTCTTCATTATGAAATCGTCAATATACAAACAATCGAATTTATCAGCCCTCGCATATAGAGAACGAGAAATCATTGGAGTCAAAAATATGACCCTATGACACAATTTAGTATTTTTATGTTTTTCTTTTGTAAAGAACTTTTCAATCCCTTTTAGAAAATTACAAGGGACAAGGGCATCGCAGTCAATCATCGTAATATATTCGCCAGTGCTATTTCTAGCGGCATTATTCAATGCTTTTGTCTTCCAAAACTGTCCCTTGTATTTATTCCACATAACCTTTAAATTCAACGAAGTTTCATTGACGTATTTATTAAGAATACTGCGACAAGACCCATTGCTACCTAAATCAGATATAATAATTTCATATGACTTAGGAGAGACCTGTTCTCCTGCTAACAATAAACCTCTCAAAAGGACTTTCAGACTTCTTGGTCTATCTCGGTGTGCTATGATTACACTATTAAATATCGCCATATAATCCCTCTAATGTGGCCAACGAGCATCCCAAACTTGTATATGTTTGTTCCTGTCAGAAGGTGTAGGGTTAATGTCTTCGGTACGACTGGAACTCGCATGACCATCTAGGAAGGATATCGCCCCTTCTTCCAGATGGCGTGTAGTATCCACCCCATCCGTATCAGCACGTGGCCACCATAATTTAGATCCCTCTGAAACCCCAGGAGAAATCGGACGAGAATCGGCAACAAGGATTACAGATGAAGGAATTTTCACCTCCCCCACACTCAACCATTGTTTTGTAACCCATTCATTTTCCACTTCAGGATATAAACCTAGAAAATAAGCATTATATCCATATCCCAGTTTGTCAAAATCAAAATCCCACTCCCACAAAGCCCCATCAATTGATTGTGATTCTAAAAAACCAGGACACATAAAACAGGACCCAATAGCCTCTATTTCTTTCTCGCGTTCACCAACATATGGTAAAATGTCAGTTGCCCAAAATTCAGTTCCAGTATCATGTTTATGTCCAGGAAATATCGTATTATTATTCTGTAGATACATCCTAAAAGCATAGGAAATTTGTTTTAAATTAGAACCACACATAACTCGTCTGGATAAATGAACTCCCTGATATACAGCAGGGGCTACAATGGACACCAATAAAACGATTATGGAAATAACTACCAGTAACTCAACCAGTGTGAACCCTTTATTCATTTGCTTTTTTCCCATACTAAACAACAAAATTTAATAAATAAATCTTGATCTAAATCCATCTTCATCTTATTGATAGTTTTATGCACCCATTGCACATTGCCTTTAATGTATCCAACATCAGATTTGATACGATCTAATGAAGCTGTGGTTTTACCATGCATATCGTCATCTACCGTGTTTGCGAAAATAATGTCTATGCCGGTCAAAGCACATTTACCATTTTGTTTTTTGTATATCAATTCTAAATATTTCCTATCCACATCCTTCCCCACATCCATACTCCTACGTTTTGCCCCTTCATGCATTCTATAATAAACCCGAGAAGACATCCTTCCATTCAGTTTATGGTTATTAACTTTACAATCCCAACATCTTTTTGTTTCGCCTTTTTGCAGATGACTAGATAAAACTTTTACAAAATTGCCACAATCACATTTACATTTCCATTTAGCTCCACTTCGATTACTAGAATCTCTTTCAATAACCAATAAATTTCCACATCTCATACCGGATAGATCTTTAACTCCAGCACATACTCTACAACTTTTAGTTGGTTTACTACAGGTTAAAGAGTGGGCCAGAATTCCGAATTCGTAACCACAGTCACATTTTACTAGCCATTTTGCCAGTTTTTTACCGCTTTTTTTTGAAACATGATCTTCCACTCTTTTTATCACGGACAACTTTCCTATCCTAAATCCAGACAAATCTTTTGTTTTTACCATATCATAATCTCCTATAATATAACATATATATGATATAGATTGTTCATTTATCTGTTGGTTCCTTCTTGCTTTCGAAATATTTTTCAGATATTTTACATTCTCCGGACAAATGATCAAATTCATGAAGAAAAACTCGGGACATATAACCCGTGAGTTCTTCTTGTTTCTTTATGGAGAATTCGTTTATATATTCTACTTTTATTTTCCAAGGTCTTTTAATTTTCGCAAAAAAATCTGGATACGACAAGCACCCTTCTTTTCTCGTAATTTCTATTGTGCCAACGGGAATAACAACAGGATTAGCAAATACTCGAAAAGAATTAACAGTAGGATCTAATCTCGTTATAAATATTGATTTCATAATCCCTATTTGAGAAGCAGCTAATCCTATACCAGACCGGGTTGCTGCCAACACTCTTTTCAATTCATGAGCTATAGGTTTTATATCATCTTTACCAATAGCATTACACATCTGATATAATGCCGGGTCATCATATAATTTTATATTCTTAACTAATTTATCCAGATATACTCTTTTCCTGGCTTTCTGTTTTTGTTCCTTTTCTTTTCGTTGTCTTGCTTTCACTTTTCCGGCTAATTTTGTCATATGTTCACTCCTAACCTATCTTTAATTTTATCTTGAAAATTTTGATAATCTTTATTGTTCTTTTCTTCAAACAAAGTTAGAACATGATCTAAACATTTTTCTGACAGTCTACTATTTTGAACCAGTTGTTTAAGAACAATTTTATCTTTATGTTTTTTTATAAACCGCATAGACATTTTCTGATGCTTGGATAAATGCTTCCAAACCAACTCGTCTTTATGTTTTTCCATAAATCGTTCTGATAATATCTGCTCTATAGAAATATTGTTCCAACCACAAGATTTTTCATTTTCATTCAATCCGAATGAATCACTCTGATCACATTGAAGTAATTTTTCAATAAATTCTTCCGATAATTTCTGACTACAAAATACATATTGCCAACAATATGTTGTCATTTTATTCATATATTGATAAATAAATTTTTCAGACAATTTTTGATATCTAAAAATAATGGACCAATTTACTTTATCTCTAAACTTCTCAATAAATTTTTCTGATAAATTTTGATATTGTGAAATTTGAGACCAATCTACTTTGTCTCGAAACTTCTCAATAAGTTTTTCTGATAATACGGCGTTTTGAGAAATCTCTATCCAGTTATCCATAATGGCTCCTAATTTACTCCTAACCTATCTTTAATTTTATCTTGAAAATCATTCCATGTTACGTCGGATATCACCTTACAATATGGTTCAATCAACGAGATTTGATAAGGATGAACCAATCCCGTCACCTCATAATCCCACACAATATAAACGAGTTTGTCATTCACCTCGACTACCGTCCCATCATCAGTCACCCCACAATGCTTCTGCTGCCACCTAACTCTATCTCCAACTAGAAATTCCATTATATTCTATCTTTGATTTTATCTTGGAAATCATCCCAAGATACCAATGTCAATTGATGGTCCAATTCACCATCTGTATCGGGATCATTATCCCAATGGACATGATAAGCCGATCCCAATGGACAATCAAATGTATATGTTATTGTTCCTGTTTTTTCGCGGTCAAAAACAGACCGGACTCTATCTCCAGTTTTAAATTTAGTTTCAGTCATTTTTTAATCTATCTTTAATTTTGTCTTGAAAATCGGTACTGTATACATATTTATCTGCACCGACTAATGACTCTTCGTAATACCATATTTGTTCTGGATGGTAACCCGTGACAAATTTACCAGCAGAATCCATTGAAATTTGAAAAGTTATACGGTGAGGATAATCGACAAGAAGTAGGTCATAATCCCTATCTACTACTATCCCTACCGGATTTTCTTTTTTATCCTTTTTAGAAAAGACAGCATCTCCAATTTTAAATTTCATTATTTCTTTTTAACACTTCCATAGCAAAATCATAAACAGCACCACGGCCTCCTGGTTTTTTTGAAATAAAATCAACAATCATAGGTCTCGACGTAAATGGAAGCAGATTATTACACCCACGCCACAAACGTACCATGGCCTCCCATTTTAATACATCCTTATCCGGACTTAATTCTTCTATAGCATCTGAAGGACAACCGGAGAATCCCGCTGCTTTCAAACATTCGATATCATTTTCTGCATCACCAATATAAGCAATATTCTCCCAAGAGGTATTTGGATAATAAGACAAAATTTTATCAATTTCAGATTTTTTATCAATTATTCCTACACGAACTTCTAACATAAATGATAGCCGTTTACATTTTTCAATAATAACACGATCATCTGAGCTTGTTATAATGAATATATCAATTCCTGTTTCTGATAATTGCCTTAATGCGTCGAAATCTCTTGTGTAAAAGTTTTTTGATATTTTTCCATTTTCATCGACTTGATACATTCCATCAGAAAGAACTCCGTCTAAATCGCTAATGAACATTTTAATATTCATCATTATCTCCTTTCACTTTAAGCTGTAAACTTTTTTAATTTTATGACGCATATCCGGATTCTCTTCAAATCCGGCTTTAGTCAAAATTTCTCTAAAATCATCTTTAATTTCATCATATATGTATAATGCTTGTTCGATATTATATTCTCCAATATCTGGTAGTATATAACATAATCTAAAATGTGGATTATATGGAATCTCTTCATAAAACCATTCCCACTTCGTGATGAAAACTAATATAGTTTCCTTCTCACCTTGATTGTTTTCGTTATCGAAGCCATCGAAAACAGCATAATAAAAACATTCAGGTTTCCAAGATTCATTCTCACCTACCGATTCCATTAATTTACATAAATCATCCGGCAATTCGGGCTCTTGATGGACTTCATTCACCATTTCATTCACCAAATCATATCCACATAAACGAATCAATTCTTTCACACTTCGTCGGGCGTATTCTCGATTTTGATCCATCTTTATCTCCTTATTTTTTGCAGAAAAAATACAACTCTCTCGATAATATAATCGGCAAAGCGAGGTGCAAAATTTGTATAAAAATATTTCAAAATTAATGTTCCCTTATCGTTTGAAAAAGGAGAGTTAAAAATGCTCAAAAAAATTAATATAGTCGCAGAAGCATGTTGTAATCATCAGGGCAATTTAGACTTAGCCATAGAAATGGTCAAAACGGCAAAATTATGTAATGCAGATTACATAAAATTCCAAAAAAGAAATTGTGTAAAAGCCGTACCAAAACATATGCACAATTCTCCACATCCATGCCCAATGAATTCGTTCGGAGAAACATATTTACAACACAGACAGGCTTTAGAATTTTCTATAGAACAACACAAAAAACTAAAAGGATATTGTGATTTCATTGGAATCAAATATGCGTGTTCAGTGTGGGATACAGACTCCGCTGCTGAAATTATATCGTTAAATCCTGACTATATTAAAGTACCCTCTGCTTTTAATTGTAACTGTCAATTGTTAGACTATCTTTTTAACAATTATAACAAGGATATCCACATATCTTTTGGGATGATAACTAAGATCGAAATCGGAGAATTAATCTCTTATTTACAGGACAAAAAGGATAAAGTTGTGGCGTATTGGACAACAAGTGGCTATCCTGTAAAATTCGAAGAATTGTATCTATTAGAAATACAAAACCTAAAAAAACATTTCAATCGAGTTGGATACAGTGGACATAATTTAGGTATCGCCGCTGATATGGCAGCTATCACATTAGGTAGTACTTGGGTAGAAAGGCATTTCACATTAGACAGAACTGCCAAAGGAACAGATAATGCCGCAAGTTTGGAACCTACAGGTCTATCAAAATTAGTAAGAGATTCGAAAGCCGTCATTAAATCATTACAATACAAACACATTGATCTAACTGCTGATGAAGCCAATAATAGAAAAAAATTACGATTAGATTGAATGGGTTTTGAGAATTCCTGCTAAAACAATTTGATATGTTATTTTTTCAGGAGGCCATTCTAAGTATATCCCCGCGTTTTTCATAGTCTCCGTCAGATTAGTGCCAAGAGCTTCAGGATTTTTAACAATGAAATAACCTTCCTTCTCTTTCATAAATTTAACAATCTTCACTTTTAATTGCTTCCGTACTTTCGGCTGCCAATACAAAACGCACTTGGCCTGTCTATCACTCCAATGAGGATGCTTTTCCATCATCCTATTAATATGTCCCCTGTAATCAAAAATATTATATATAGCATAGACAGTTTTCGATAAATCAATAACTTGATCGAGGTTTTTTGTGCCAGGGGGACATCCTTTCTTCACGGAAAAATTTGGGCACCCAAATCGGTGAAGTGGATATTGACATTTACATAATGATGTTATCCTATTATAATCAATAACTGGAATTACTTCAACATAAAAATCATTCATCTTATTAAAACTTAAAACTCTGACCTCTTCTCAAAAATCCATGGAACCCATCTTCTTCAGCCATATCATACATATTATTAGTAATTGTAGGATGGTGGAGTAGCCACATCTTGCTTCTGATTTCTTGAGGAAAAGTAGCTAAATTATTGTATGTGCTATGGACCAAATCCTCTGTTTTGACAGCAGTCATATTAAAACAACAATCATGAAAAATTGTTTTATATTCGTGATAAAACCAAGAATAATCTTTAAATAATCCCCCTTTATCAGAGGCATAATCGCACCAATGTTTTTGCTTTGCATAATTGGCGACACAAGTATCTGTAGTTAACCAAAACAAGGAACTACTATACTCGTCCCCAAAAGACAATCCATAACTATAAATCCAATTACGTTCACCCCATCTTGATTTTATATGAGGAACGGGAATAACGACAAAATGGATATCGTCCCAAATAAAATAAGGGTAGTCAAAACTACGAATTGGAACAACATCAAAGTAATCGTGGAAAACCATAAAATGACCAGAAACATTACTCATACTTGGAGATAACATTCTCCATAGTTTATCTACCAAATCAATATCTATAAATAAACGTAATTTTCTACCCAATTTAAAAAACGAATAATATCCAAGCCATTCAAGACTACAGTGATCTCCATGTAAATGGGAAATATAAACTGCTTCTAAATCTTCAACTTTTTTACCGGCTTTCGCTATTGACACTTTGGCGTCAGTACCACAATCAATCAATATAGCTTTTTTTTCTTCATTTTCAATCCAAACATTCGTATGGAATTGGTCAATACCATTGGCGAATATGTCATTGACTCCTAAAAATGTCATTGTATGGTTCATCTTATCTCACTTTCCTCATTAAACTAGCCATAGAGTTCACATCTTTACAAAATTGTTTTTTTTCTTCTTGTGTCGATTGTCCCCACCATTTTCTGAATGCTTTCGCAATAGAAGGTTTAAGTTCTTTTCTAATCTCATCCATAGTTGTCTCCTCTACATCATTGTAGCAATTTTATAACATTTGCTTCGACTAATTTTTCAATTAGTATAAAATCTTCTTCGGTATCTATTTGTAATGATTGATATTTATTTGTTGGGAATATTGATATTTTCCCACCCATTCTACATCCTGTATCTTTTAATAATTTCGCGGAAGAAATGTAAATATTCCCATCATCATGTATTTTCATTTCATTTTCTGGAATTTCCTGTCTCATTCTTCTATTTTTATAATCCCATTCAGCAATTACTTCATTATCTTCTATTCTAAAAAAGAAAGGAGTATGAAAACTGCCTGTAAATAAACTATCTGCTTGTTCTCCGATAAATCTTTCTATACATTGATCTATCAATTTTTCATTACGAATTGGAGAAGTTGGCTGCAAATTTATAATAATATCAAAATTAAACATATAATCATCAAACATAACATTCAACGCATGTATTAATGCTTCTTCATTTTTAGATATATCAGTTGCGAGTTCGTCTGGTCTCTGAATAAAAATAATAGGTTTTTCACTATTTAGAAAGAAACTACATTTATTATCTAAAATATAATTTGCGGCTACTTCTTTAACCAAATCACAATTAGAACTAATAGCCGTCAAATCAACATATTTACTATCCATAGATGCGTCAATGGACCATTGGACAAGAGGTTTTCCAGCAAAATCTCTGACATTTTTATTCTTTATTCCTTTTGATCCTGCTCTCGCAGTGATTATCGATAAAATTTTCTTTCCGGCTATCATTCCTTTTTATCGGAATTTTTTGTCTGCGAATTTTTCTAATACCTCATCTAAAGACATTCTCTCAAAATAATCCAATACACCACCAGATGCATTTATTATTCTGATATTCTGTTCTTTTGTTTGTTTTGACAGATGCTTCCAGTATTTAAGGAAATCATGAGAGTGTTTATCTGCCTGTTTCCCATTGATTCTTTCAGCATTTGGACGAAGAGGAACCATCCCTCCATCTTTTCTCGTTGCTCTTTTTTCCCCAGGAAATTGCCAAAAATATCTTTTACCTTCCTTAAAACAACAATCGTGACCCAGGAGAATAATTGGATCTCCACCCATAATATAAGCCAAATGTATAGCAGAACCACTTGATGTCCTGGCTCCGATGATAGGCTTTTCTGGGTCTTTAGTCAAGATAAGACCTTCAGGGTAGTATTTCTTTTGACTTGGAACGTACCAGCTTTTATGGTCATACCATACAATTCTGTTTTTATCTATATGACGAGAATAACCTTTCAATCTTCCGCCAAAAAACAAACAAGTGCAAGCCAGATTTTTCAGCTCGTCAAAATAAGTCCAATGAAATGCCGCCTTATCATCAGAACAAAAATAATCACAGAATGGGACCTTAAGAACTCCGGAATTAACAGCGATTGTTATAAATTTTTTCAAAGGCTTCACTTTCTGGAAATGTAACGATGGACCAGCACCAACTATAAAAATAGCCTTACCCTTATGTCTGTCTGCTATATCCTTAACTTTCATAAAAATAGTTTCTCTTTTTTACATATTGTTTTCGTTGTAGCGGCCATACATATAATTGAATTTAACACTTGTATCATTGTGAGTAAAGCATCACCGAATTTCTCATCCAACACAACGATACGTAATTCACCCGACCTATTCTCGACCCCATAGATTGCCACAATATCTTCCAGTTCATTGTGGTCTAAATTATTGTAACCAGGATGCATCAAGGTATGACCACCATCAGTCAAAACCCAATTCCCGGCTTCTTGGATTAACATAATAACATAATGATCGCCATCGTCAAACTGAAATGGAACATATACAACAAATTGGTCTACATCTACTCGTTCTAACTCGATATTACGGTGAACTTTCTTACAAAAGTCTCCGGCTACTGCTGCAATATTGAATGGTTTTGGTGGTGGAGTAGGAGGTTTGAACGGAGGACGAGGCTCAGGAGGACCCCCTGGATACTCAGAAAAAGGTTGTTTCTTTTGTGGCCTAGCAACATCATTTTTTTTCTTGCCAATAAACAAAGATCTGAAAAACTTACTAAAAAAATTCGCAATATCAAAAAAAATCCTACCCATTTTCACTCTCCCTTTGTATCACTTGCTTTATCTAATGCTTCTTCAAAAGTTATTTTCTTAAAATACTTGATCCTACTCAATCGATTACAATTATAAATCTTCACTTTTTTCTTCTCGGCATATCCTTTCAATGCCTTAAATGCCTGAAGATTAAATTGGAATGACCTCATTTGTTGCCCTTGAGCAGCCAATGGTCCTTTAGGCCATTTAGATGTAGACCAGAACTGCCAAAAATGACTTTTCCCACCTTCCATATAATGGTCAACACCTAACAAAAAAATCTTTTTACATCCCATTTGAATAGCTAAATCAAGAGCAGAAGGCACAGAACTACAATAAGCCAATCCTCTGTCTTTTGGTTTTATAACGCCCTCAGAAGTGGGTCTAGGATGGAACATCAAAAACCCCCTAATTGCCTTCTTATACTTTGACCAACTGTTTCTTACAATTTTAGTACAATTGGATATTTTTAAATCGTGCCAATATGTCCATCTCATCACTAAAGCATCATTTGAAATCCAATAGGTTCTATTTTTCTTTGCGTAATTATTCTTTATTGCGAGTATGCTTGAATTAACAAATATCGAAACATGTTTAAACATCTTCTTATATTGAGGGTGACGAGATACTTCATAGAGACTTGGGCCAGCACCTACAATAAAGCAGGATTGTCCTTTATGCTTATCTCTTAAAATAGTATATGTGTTACCCATTTAATCTGTCTTTAATTTTTTCCAGAAAATCACTATAAAAATTGACAAGAATGATGTCTTCGTTGCAATATATTCCAAAATCGATGTCGCCCTTAATATCATACCATACGACGCGATACCACGTCCCACCATTGCCATTAAACCCTGTGTCCTCCACACGGCCCAAAGTCCCAGGATCGCTTGCTAAACCACAGGTCACGATATCACCTATTTTAAATTGCATAGGATTCACTGGTTTTTCTTTTTTTCGCGGCGAAAAAAGTTTCAATAGTTTTTGTAGTATCTTCATTCTATTCTATCCTTAATTTTTTCTTGGAATTCTTCATAATATATATCAGTTTTTCGTAAATCGTCAGGATGATGTGAACAATACGCACCAAATTCAGATCCTAAAGATACACGCCAAAATACAGTATAATCATTTTTGTTATATATCGTATGTACAATGCCAATTCCTTTGTCCATCCCCTTATGACGAACTGCATCTCCACAACACAATTTAACAGTATTAGTCATCTAACCTATCTTCCATCTTTTTTTTAAATTCACTATGCGATTTTATCCCGTTCAACAATTGTTGTCTTTTTTTATTGAATGTTTTCCTCAAATCGGCTGCACGACATAATGTTGTCCCTTCCTGTTCCCAATCGACACCATACATTTTTGGACGATATCCAAGTGGACGAAATATTTTGTCAACAATCCCTTTACCCCAATGAGAAAATATGCAATGATAGACTTCAGCACCAAGATATAAGTCTTTATGTCTCATACTAATCTGTCTTTTATTTTTTCGCGAAATTCATACCACAAAGCATATATTTTATCATCATTGATCCGACATAATTCTTTATCTTTATGATGACCCATCTTTTTTTTTCTTTTCTTCCAAGATACATCGTAAGATATCTTTTTAAACAAACCGAATAAGATATATGTACAATATATGGAACAAATTTTACCTGAACCGTATAAATGATATTTTTTATGACAAACTGAATCACCACAGCTAAACATTTAATCTCTCTTTAATTTTTTCGCGAAAATCAGTATAGGAACTAAGGTGGATTTCAGATTCATACTGGGTTTGAGGTAGAGAGAATTCATTATCAAAATTTTCCCATAGGACGGTATACCTAGTACCGCTACAACTATCAGGTGGAATGATTTCACTTATACAACCAATGTTTTCACCATTATCACAACCCGAGTAATGATATACCCAATCTCCAACTTCTAATTTATCACCATCCATTATTTTTCCAACCTCTCTTTAATTTTTTCGCGAAAATCAGTATAACTCAACTCGCCTAGTTCTGACTCAGAATACGAACCAGCAGTGAATGAAAAACTGTCTTTCGCTGGCCACTGTACGTCGTATACAGTATTATTTTTGACACCATAAAAAGTCCCCGTTTCGCCAACCGCAATATTTTGTCCGGATCTATCCCGTCCTTTTTAAAAACAAACAACCCAATCACCAATTTCAAATTTATCACCCTTCATCATAATCTCTCTTTTATTCTATCTAAAAAATCAGTATAATCACAAAAAGTTAATTCATTCTTATAATATATAAAATCATATCCATCTAACCAATAGACGTGATACATAGTATCATCAAGGCTGTCGGTAATAATATCCCTAATATCGCCAATGATCGCTGGATCATCTCTATGAAGAACCAAATCACCAATATTATACTTATCACCAATCATCACTATTTCTCAAGCAATCCAGCCTCATATAAAAACTGACTAGGATCAACATGTCGCGATTGCATCACGCCACTTTTGTCTCTATATTTTCTAGTCTTATTATAACTTATAAATAAATTTTTCTTTGCTCTTGTCATCGCAACATAAGCAATCCTTCTTTCCTCGGCTTCCGCTTCTTGATAATCATCAGATTCTAATAATGCCCTGCTATGAGGTAATATGTTTTGTTCCACACCTGGGAGGAATATAATTTCGCTTTCTGTTCCTTTTGCCGAGTGGATGGATTGTAAAGTGACAAAATTTTCCTCATTTTCTTTATCAGCAGAAGAAATCAAAGCGATGTTCTGTAAATATTTCTCTAGACTTTTATTCTTCTCACCAAAAGAAGTCGCACTGTCAATCAATTCCTTGACGTTATCGATCCTATCCTGATGGTCTTCTGGGCTGTTATTAGTCAATATGTCATTATAGCCCAACTTCTCGGTAATACGGCTCAGACAGTCCCCTGCGTGCGTCTGATGGTAGTCAAAATCAAATGCGTCCCGGATCTTGAGAGCTGTGTTGTTAATTGTTCTACTAACATCATAATTTTCTATTCTTCTACATAATTGTAAAACATCCAAATCATTTGCTTCTGCCAACTTTTCCATTTTACTTATAGTAACAGCACCCACGCCGTTAAATAGACTTGCTACACGGTCAAATGCCAACAAATCTCCAGGATTAGATATAAATTTCAACATAGACAAGCAATCTCGTATTTCTCTTCTGTCAAAAAAGGAGGGACCACCTATCACCACAAAAGGTATACCAACATGACTGAATGATGTCTGTAATTCTAAAGACAACCTGTTAAGCCTATAAAGAACAGCACAATCTGAATACTCCCACCCATAGTCCTCTACAATCTCTTTGATTTTGTGTGCTATTCCCATCGCTTCTTCATATGGTTCATAATAAACTTCGCAAGAAACAGGAGAACCGCTTATGTTGTCAGTCTCCATGTCACCTCCCATATGAGTAGAATTATGTTTAATCAACTTATCAGAACAGGCAACGATCTCTGGTGTGGAACGGTAATTTTTTTCTAGCGGAATTTTTTTACAATCAGGGTAGTCTCTTAGAAAATCCAATATGTTTTGATATCTAGCATTTCTAAAGCGGTACACACTTTGCGAAATATCTCCAGTTATAAATATATTTTTATATTTATCTCCAACCGACTTAACTAAATAAAATTGGATATAGTTCGTATCCTGGCATTCATCAACTAAAATATACTTCATCTTAGTCTGAAATTTTTTTAACAACACTGGATCTGCTTCAAATAATTTGACAGTCTCATACAAAAGCCCGCTAAAATCAATAATGTTCTGTTTTTTTATTTCCTCTAGATATGTTTGTGCTATTTTACAATCTATGGCATCATCAAATCTATCTAATAAATCTTGTTCAGACTCTAAATTCTCTCTCCAATGATTTACAGAATTCATAATGTGATAATACTTGATATCACTCTTTTTAACATAACCAAGAGATTTCCCAATTGAAACAATCATGTCTTCTTGGTTTTTTTGGTCAAAAATAGTATAATTATCTGAATAGCCTATTTTTGAACCATATCTTCTAAGAATTGAAGCACACAAAGAATGAAAAGTCCCGATAAAAAACTTAGATTTATGTAAACCGACTTTTTCTACTATTCTTTCTCTCATTTCTTTGGCCGCTTTGTTTGTAAAAGTCAAACATAAAAGATTTTGAGGAATAATACCTTTATTATTGATCAGATTTGCTACTCTTTCAGTAATAACTGTAGTCTTACCACTGCCAGGGCATGACGTTACGAAGGCCGGGCCATCGATGTGATTAATCGCTTTTATCTGTTGATTGTTTAGTTTCATCAGTTTCTTTTGGAAAGCTATACCATGCTGCAAAATTATTCTCATTTAAATCATCCGGAAAATCTTCTGGATATCTTTCTTTGAGAATTTGTACAGCAGCACCGTAAGGATATTTCATCATCTTTAGTCTTTCCTTCTCCATTATAGCAGAGAATTGACTGGTTGTCAACTTCTCAAGGGCCTTCATTTCATATTCCTGGACATTACTTGTCATCTCCATAGATATGGTTTTGCCTTCTATTTTCTTACAATTTTTTGTCGCTATATTCGTTGTTGTTTCACCTGCATCCATAACCAAAGTTTTCGTTTCATTATTATCCAGAAATGTAACTTCTAACACCAAAACATTATAGTCTTCTCTGTAAGATGCTTTATCTATTCTTGTTTTTCTAGTCATAAATTGTTTTTTACCAAATCGAGAATTGTTTCGATGACCTTTTGTTTTTCTATCACTTCACCAAATTTCCGAACTTCAGATAAATTCTCCAATAAATAATCAGGTAGATAAAAAATCAGCAAGTGGTCGTGATAAGTTCTATATGTTCCACCCGGTTCGTCATTAATTTGTTTTTTATCAATGCCTATATACTTCTCAATATTTATGAGTTCATCCCACCATTTATCAGTATCCTCAGTAGTCACTTCATGTCCATTTGTCGTTTTTACTAAATCACATTGATCTCGAAATTTTACTATTTCATCTTTATATTTTTCTCGAATCTTTTTTAACCTCTCGCCGAATTCTTCTTTAGGAGTAATTCCGTAAACGAAACAATTAAAGGGCCTTTTCCCATGAATCTTGCACAATTTTGTTTCTTTATCCCAAAAAATACATCCTTTTATCAATTCTTTACTCAAATAATGCTTTAGGCTTTTTTCGAATAATTTAAGAAAATCTTCTTCTTCCCAATTCTTCAAAATAAAGTCTAAAGCCCTTAAAAATTCGCAATATAAAACTTGAGGTGATTGTGTTAAACAGCACCATCCGCCACATGAATCTAGATTTTTCATACATCCTTTTGTATCCGGAATTTTATGATACAAATTGGCCAACTTGCTAAAAGATGGTTTGGCATTTTTCGTGATGTAATAAAAACGGCTCATAAATAGCTCAAATGGCTCAAAAATCTAAATTGTCATAATTTTCTACACTGGCCTTCTTAGGTTCATCGTGTTCTTCAACAATGTCAGGCTCTTCAATATCAACATCAGTACCATAGGCAATTTTAAGATTCTTTTCTGGAGGGTCGAAAGATACACAATCAGGAATTGTGTCTCCTGTTTTTTTCCACATATCCAAAATAGAATCCAATTCTTTTTTAACAACAGAATTTTTTTCTACAATTACCTTTTCCCATATTTCATCACCCTGCTTTTCAAGGAAAGTAATAAGCTCATCTTCATTATCAATGACCCATTTCCCTTTTCGATTAATGACTGATACTTTTCCCACTCCTGGAAAATTCAACGATTTGTTAGATGTTTTTTCCATAGTGTTCATAACTACTTCTTCAAGTATTTTGATTTGACCTACCCATTTCAGGATTTCAGACTTGAGAGATGCTGCTCGTTGTCTCTTTAATTCTTCGAGAAACTTAATTTTATCTCTCATATTTTTGATAGACGCAATAACATCTTCGATCTCAAATTCTGATTCTAATGCTTCAGTCCCACCTGCTGCTAATAAGTCTGCTATTTTTTTACCATTTATAATGTGAAGCATAAATCTCTCCAGTTAAACTTCTGGGGGCCACTCGGCCCCCAGAAACTCCCTTTCTCTCTGCTTTAATCTTCTTCCTCTGCAATATCTACTGAATCCTTCAATTCAAGGACAATGGCAGTTCTACTCATTCCGTCCTGGAACGAAACTGTTTGATAAGCTGGAGATGATCGTAAATCTACGCCTTGTGCTTCCAGATTACCACGAGCAATTGCGTGTGCATAAACCGCATTTCCAATTGCCCCCTTACCAATACATCTTAGCCTAACTACGCCATGCTTCATTAAAACAGTGCTAATTGCTGTTGCCAACTCTTTAACATATGTCTTATTTTTAGTCTTCTCGACTGTAGCCCCCTTAACTAACAATAGGGCCTCATCATCTGAATCGTCATACACCTTCTTTTCTTTTGCTTCACTCTCCATAATCTCACTCCTTTTCGTTCAATAATTAATGGTTCTGTGAATCACTAAATATCTTTCGGCATTTTATTTAATCTTCCAGCAAATGTCCGTAGAAATTTTTCCTTTTTTCATCTAATTTATCATCTTTCCATGCTGTCGCAAAACAATGTTTCTTAAAAGCACAGTTTTTGCAACCCCATCCCGTGTTTTTTTCAGGTCTTGGTGGAGGGAGTAAACATAAAGGTTTACCGTCTCCGTTCTTTAACAAAGCCATTTCCATCATTAATTTAGCCTGTCTCTGTATCAATGCCCAACTTTTATCATCCCTTTCGATCTTGTAAGCTTTAGTATAAGAATTATTTTTACATTCGTAGATTAAAATACCAAATTCACAATCTAATAAATGAGCGTAGATAGTCAACTGAATCTGATACCCAAAAGACGGTGGTTTACCGAATTTATCCAAACCGTCAAAACCATTTTGATTAATGGTCTTCATATCGACTACAACAGGTTTCTTAGGCAGAGTATCCATGTTAAAACTTTTTATGATGCCATCGAATCTATCTGGATTAAATCTAGAAAAATCCAGAATAATATCAGCGTGTCCAAACATATTGTATTCAGGAGCAGAGACGCTCACTTCATTATAAGCAAATTTAGTAGAGCCACAAACGCATTTATCTGGTTTGAAACATCCTTGCAGATCATCTTTACCATAGACCCTTAGATTTTTCGACACATCCAATATATCTTGAAATACACCATCATCATCGATTTGACGACACATCGGATTAATACATTGCCAAACACCACGCAAGACACCAAGACCATCGAAATACTTTTCCCAACGACTCTGCATATTATGACCTTTTTCCCATAACCTCAATACTCTGGAATCGTGATCCTCTTCTATGACTTTAATATATCCTTTTGCTGCGTATGCTTTATATTGCATCTCTCTCAAACATTTTCCGAATGCAGAAGGATGATAAATATCGTATTTTCTATCTGGAGCGGTTTTTTCTTTCCATCTAACGAATGTATCGACAGCACCTAAAACGGATTCGACAGCAGGACTATTCTTTTGTTTTCCTGTAATCATTAATTTACTCCATGTTATAGTAATTTTTCTTTGACTTTTTCAACACATCTATAAAGGCTTTTCTTCCATCTGCTTTTATATAATCATCAGGGTCCATACCCTTCGGAAGAAATACAGGAATCAATCTGACATCCAAAAACGCTCTATTGAAAAATTTAGCAATTGGAACTTTCTGTAACCTTCTTATAGCAGTCAGCCCAGCTTCATCGGAATCAAATGTGAGATACATTTCTTTACAATAACGTCTTAAGAGAGCAATCTGATGTAATTGAGGAGCACTACCATTAACACAAACAGAACAAGAAATATCATATTGATGTAATTTGATCACATCGAACTCTCCCTCGACTAGAATTGCTTTTTTATTCTTAATAATACTCGATTTAGCAACATCTAATCCATATAGATAACAACCCTTTTGATAGCTTTCATGCCAAAAGGGACGGTGACAACCTTGTCTCCAGTCCCTTGACGAAAAAGCCACTAAATCACCATACTGATTTTTGATAGGCAACATGATTCTACCAGCTAATTCGTGCGTCTCTCCCAAACAGTTTCTAATCCTTGAAGGCATGTAACCAACGGAAAATTTTTCCAGTGTTTCTCTATCGAACTTTCTGACTTTTATCAAATAGTTCAATGCTTCCTGAGATTCTGGTTCGCCGGAAAAAAGTTCCTCTTGGCTAACCTGCAAGATCTTATATCTCTCCAACTCCGGGATCTGATTCCTCATCGCTAGCTTCCTCTAAATCTACATCATCCATATTGATAGCGTCGTCCATCAAATCAAAATCTGCCACAACCTGTTCGACTAATTTCGATTTTTTGAACTTACGTTTTTTCTTCTTAACATCCGGCTCAACAATATCGGATTCTACTACCTCCGGCTCAACCGGCAAAGGATCTTCCCGCAACATTTGTACGACTTCTGGAGGTAGTGGAATATTGTTTTCTTCGGCCTTATGAATTATTTGTTTCAACAACATCGTCATGTATCCAGGTTCATCTTCTTGCGGTTTCAAATAATTCTCTATGAATTCCTGACGTGAGGAAGCTGACAGTTTTTTCTTAGTGTCTTCTATGTTACAACGAAATTCACCTTTGTACACAGTTATGATCTTGTGTTGTCTTCCAGCGTCAAATATTATTTCTTCTATGTCAGGAAAGTAAGGCTCATAATAAATTGGAACGTCTATCGGGATACTTTGTCCTAATGCGTTCCTCAATGGTTTCGCGAACCTATTTTTAACTACACGAATATAACTTGTTCTACCGATCAGTCTATCTTCTCCTGTTTCTGGATCTTGTAAACAAATGTTATGCTCTTGGCTACTTCCTCCGCGAACTTCTATCCGCAGTCTCAAAGAAGAAAGATGCTTTAACATCCTTCCTCCTGGAGTTGTTTCTGGATCACCCCACAAAATCCCTATTTTTTCTCTAATCTGATTAATGAAGATTACCAATGAACCAGTTGCAGCAGCCCATTGAGTGATTTTACCCAATTCCTGACTTAACAATCTAGCCAATTTAGCAACATTGTCTTTGCCAGCAAGAGATTCCATAACTTCTTTTGGAACTAAATTGGCAACAGAATCTAGAACAACCACTTTAATACCACCACGCATAATTTGGATAATGGCTTCCATCACATCTTCCGCAAAATATAATTCATCTGGTTGTTTATAATTTATCAAATCAGACAAATATAATTCGTCTAGATCGACATTATTTATCAACGCTAAATCTTCTGAGAATGATTGTTCAGTGTCAAGCCACGCACATTCATAACCCATTTTTTGAGCGGCACCGACTATCCTATAACACAAGTACGACTTCCCACCACCTTCTGGTCCAAAGACTTCAACCAATTTTCCCAAAGGTATCCCAAGGGGCTTGGTGGGGTCATAAACTTTATGTTTAGGCCCCAACTCACTCGCCCCAGGTAATGTCCCAAAATTGATAGCAAAATCCAGATTGAAATAACCAGTTGGTATTTTAACAGAATCGTTTCCTCTGATGCCACCTTTCTTGATAAAACCCATACTCAACAGGTTTTCCAAAGATACTTTACCAACTTTCGTTTTTGGGCCTTTCTTTGCCATATCTACTTTCCTTTACTTTAGAACGATACGTTTACTAGAAATCAAGATTTGGTTCGTTATTGTCGACAAAATCTGAATCAACACCGCCGTCTTCTAGATCGTTTTCAACAGTATTAACTGAATCTACGTTCCCTTCCTCGACAGGTCCAGAATGACCTACAACAAGCCCCAGTTTCTCTTCAATCTTATCGATGGGAGTAGCAGCATAAATCTCTCTGAGATCATACACTCCACCACCACTTTCCTTATCCAATATCTTTTTATCTTCTTGAGTCCAAGGTGTGTTCAAAGAATCAGGGTTAGCTTCGCAGTGCCACTTCGTCCCCTTAATACCAGAACCAGTCTTCTTGATTAAGAAATCGTTCCCATTCTTTCCACCAGGTTCCTGATGCGTATTTTTTCCCCACTTTTTCATTTCTTGATAAACAGTGAAAGGGAACTCAACGATCTTCAACTTACAATCTGCCCTGTCAATCATATTCATCGCATAACGCTTTGTAGGTTCGAGTTCATACTTGTTCCTGATAGGGCACTCATCTGGTTTTCCAGCGATAGCAGAATGAAGTTTTCCCTCAGAATCTCTGACATAAAAACGCTCGAACTCTACTGGGAACCCCACCGGGCGTAAACGATACTCGATGTTTGGCTCGATTCTCAAATACTCTCTCTGATTGCCTGTACCTCCACCTGTACCTGTTGCGTCATCCCACTTTAATACTCTAGCCATAATATACTCTCCTTATGCTAAAAACATGAGAGACCATCTCTCATTAATCTTGTAATTACCATTTCAAAACCTTAGCCAATTGTTTGTCTGGTTTTGAATTATTTTCCTTATTCTCTTCTCCATCTTCTTCGTCATGCAAAGAATCAAATTGCATGCACATTTTTTCTTCTTCTTTTGAGTCTTTCTTTTGTTTTAGAGGAACATCGGAATGTTCCTCTCTTATCTTTGGTTCTTCTTCATATGGATCAGCATACCTAGTCGGCAACTGTTTCGTCGCCGTCAATATTGTTAAATGTCTTGACGCAAGACTAGCTGCACCTTCCAAATTCTTCATAACGCCTTCTATGTCTTCTCTAATCCCCTCAAGCTCTGCTACATATCTTTCTACATCCCCCATATGAAGATACACAAGACCTTTAAATTTATCTATGGGCTTTTCATAAGCGACATGTGCCAATAACCCACGAAGCAGATCAACAAATCGATGCCACAAAAAATACTGGCTATTAACCTTAATCAACATCTCTTGAATTCGATCCTTCCATTCATGGATTCTCACCATAGTCTTGCATAAAATCTTTGAGTCATACGGCATATCGGCCAGATCTATTTTGGTGTTTTTAAGTTCATTACGAAAATCTTCGAATGGAAGAGGGTTATCCCCAACAATGGATAAAACGAGTTTCTTTTTCTCTTGATAAAAAGTGTTTAACTTTGGAACAGAATTCTCGAAATGCCAGCGGAAACCGTTTGGTGATGTTTCTATATTTTTTGGCAAATCCATTGTTACACTCTCTTCTGACTCAGACGAGTCAGTCTCAAAAACATTAGCATCATTGCTATTACTATCTTCGGCATCTTCTTCAACTATTCCTTCTTCTTCTACATCTATTTTCGGTTCAGACACACTTTCTTGAATGACTTTTTTCACATCTTCCACAGAAGTCGTTTTATCTGCTATACTTACCTCTTCCTCTTCTTCTTCAACTGGCACAAATAAAACTTTGGTTTTTTCGACTTCTTCTTTGTTTTCTTTCAAATTATCATCGAATTTTTTGAAATTATCATCTCTTGGTACGCTCTCAAATCCATCTTCAGCCTGTTTTGTCATAAGCTGGTTGACATCAACTTCTCCATTAGCATCATCAATATCAAATAGCTGACGAAATTTTTCGGCAGTATCCTTGTTCATATGATTTCCTCTTAATCTGTGTTATCTGCCTTGTAGGCGTGAACGGATTCTCTCGTTTTCAGTTGTTCGAACACATCATCTCTTGTTTCCTCAAAATCCTTTAGAAGTAGGTTATGGATATTTTTCGATTTCTGTGCTCTTTCTGCAAGGTCTTTCCATTCTATTACTTCGTCATAACTCACTGTGATATCAAGCATTTCGTACCTGACTCCTGTTGTGAATTTTTGCGTAATAGTTTTTTGGATTCTGGATTTTCTCAGCGGTGTTTCTTTTTGATCAGCCATTTTTTTCTCCTTCATTTTCTGACGACACATTGTTCGGTATCTTTAGCAATATCTTTAGCACTACCAGAATATCACTAACTCCGCAAATTACTTTTGGGTTTCTTGACGACCATGGGGAACCAACTTTGGCTATCTTATTAGTAACGTGTATTCCCACATATGCTACACCTTCATTCCCGTCTTTATATTTTACTTTTTTTGGCTCGTCCTGCGTAATAACCCCCAAACATCCTAAGCCACATAGTGCTAGTGAACCTCGTCTTGGTGTATCATCCATTTTTTTCTCCAGTATGTCTTTTGTACCGTCTGCTGGCTTGTCTGATAGCCAATCCTCATAACTATTATAATGCATTTTTTTCTCCCATTCTATCTTTATATTTTTTCTTTAGTAAAATCTTTCTGTGCGAATAATATAGTTGTATTTGTTGTCTTTGTCTTACTTTTGCGGACTCAGTAAGTTGCCACTCTGGCAAAACATGTGGGACGAAAGTAAGATGTTGAGAAAAAATAGACAAATCTAATTCTAGAGCTGACGGTTCTATCCCAAGTCTATCTTTAATTCTCTCCTGGAAATCATAATAACTATGGAAGTACATTATTTACTCCTACAACACTATCGGCCTAATCATCGAACATATTTTGTGAAATCACACCTTTTCCCGCTGCAACTTTAAAATCTTTTCTGTAGCTATCGAACAATTCCACAAGACCTTCTCTATCTAACTTCTGACCGGTGGTCTTGTGCCTATTTTTTATATATCCGCGAAAAAAACCACCATCATATAGACATCCTATGGCATCTTTTTTGATACTTGTCCCTTCTCTAGAAGCCACACGAGCCAAATCCTTTAGACCACCATATGGCGTGTTGTCCTCTACTTCTTGAGCGGCATGTTCGCCAATGCCCTTTACCATTAATGTCGGAGAAATAACAGAATATCCATCACCCTTTGTACGATCTGCTTTCTTGAGTATTTTATATTTAACACCACAATTATTAATTTCTTTTTTACCCAATTTAATTTTACAAGTTGGTAAAGCACCTTCGTATTTTTCAACTAAATCAAACTTCTTGCGTAGGTTTTCTACATTCAATAATGACACCATAAATTCTTCAGGATAATGAACTTTTAGGTAACAAGTCCAGTAGCTAGTCAAAGAATAACTACACGCATGGCTTCGATTAAAGCCATAATCAGCGAACGGAATTATACATTTTTCCCAATAACTTTCGGCTATTTTCGCAGGGACTCCATTCTTTACACAGCCAAAAATAAATTGCTTTTTAAACCTTTTCAATAATGCCTCTTTCTTCTTACCAACGGCCTTAATCATGATATAACCATTTGTGATGGAAAAACCAGCTAATGCATTACATACCTGCATTAGAGATTCCTGATATATTAAAATTCCATAAGTATCTTTTAATATACTTTCAGTATGCTTTTTAATAGATGGATGAAAATAATCAGGATTACTTTTACCTTCTTTACAGGCACAATATTGAGGAACGAATTTAGAAGGGCCAGGACGAACTAAAGCGTTAGCAGCCATAATATCGTTGAACTCAATCGGCTTCATTTTTCTTAAAACAGCCTGCATCCCTGGTTCTTCACATTGAAAAACACCATCCAAAACACCAGACTGATACATCTTATACACTTCTGGATCGTCTATAGGAATGGCATCCAAATCTATGTCGATGTCATAATTCTCTTTTATCAACTTAAGAGTTTCATCTATAGTTGTCAAAGTGCTAACACCCAAATCGTCGAATTTAAGAATACCCATTTCTTCTAAATCTTCGTTAGGATATTGAGTAGCAACACCATTTGCACAGCGTATGATTGGGACTATATCTTTCAAAGGATCACCAGACACAATAACCCCAGCAGCGTGTACCGTAAAATTCTGAATTAACCCTTCAACGGCTTGAGAATGTTTTCTGACATTCGGGTATTTATCATTCATATACCAATTAAAGTCTTTAAAACATTTCATGGCATCTTCGATAGTTTTGACCTTCATATTTTCGCCGGTCTCTGGATCTTTTGCTTGTAATACTCCTTTGCCCTTGGGTATGGGCAACAAGATTTCATTTACTTTTTTTACATTCTCTGTTTTATAGACAACATCGCCTTTGTGAAACGCACCGGCCACATCTAAGGCTTTAGTAACCCTTGTAATAGAAGCACGAAGGCCCATAGTGCCATAGGTCCCGATATTCGCAGTATAATCATCTCCGTATTTTCTCTTCTTATAATCTATCACTTCTTGTCTGCGAAAATAACAAAAATCTGTATCGATATCTGGATATCCCGCTCTAGCGTATGTCCTTCTTATTGGCAGAAAATCGCCATCAGGTTCTTTAGATGTAATTCCAATCTCATATGCGACAAGACTGTTGATTTTATTTTCATCACCCACGATATTATTATTAATACAGTACATATGAATCTCGTAAAACATAACAAGGTTATTTTTACCATTCAGTCCAAATGTATCTGTCATTTCGTCAAACTCATCATCGCATTGTTTCTTCCAATCGTCATCTCTAGTTGGCATCTTCAACCAAAGTTCTTTTTTGATTTCTTCATTACTAATTTTATATAAGTTAGGATTTTCTGGTTTCTCGATGCCAAAATCATTGTATTTTATATACTTTTCTGACGAAAAACCTAAAAACCTCTCCCATAATAATCCGTAATCTAGTGGATCTACCCCTGAACAAATATCTAAACAATGCAATAGTATACTTCCATATCCAGACCCTCTCCCTGGAGCAACCATAATACCATTTTCTTTAGCCCAATGTATATAATCTCTAACAATTAAAAAGTATGTCGGAAAATCAAGTTCGTTCACATCCAACGCCGTTTTGACATCAAGAAGCTCACGTTTTAATCTCCTAACATGTTTCTCACTCTGGTCCCAACCTTTCCTGACCAATCCCTTTTTTGCGAGATCTGTCAAATACTTCATTGGTGTTTCAAATTCTGGAGGAGTTTCATATACCGGCAATCTCATTTTACCGAATAAATTATCCATTATATCTCTGGCATCAACCTTATCAGCAATAGCCATGCTGTTGTAAATGACTTCAGGATAATTCCCAAAGACATCACCCATCTCTTGAGCACTCTTTAAATACAATTCAGGGTAACAATGTTTACCGTGGTTTGGGTTAGTCAGACAAGTTTGCCTTCCCATACACATGAAAACTTCTTGGGATGACGCATCGTCTCTTGTCAAATAGTGGACATCATTTGTAGCAACAACAGGTATGTCTAATTCTTTGCCGATTTTTAATATTGATGTACTCACAACGTATTCAGCAGCAATTCCGTGATACATAATCTCAAGAAAAAAATCATCTCCAAAGATTTCCTTCATAATAGACGCTGCTTTTTTTGCTTGTTTATATCTTCCATGCCGCAAATTATAATTAATAACACCGGCCAGACATGCTGAACCACATATCAAACCCTCAGAATGATCTGCGAGAGTTGTTATATCAATGCGTGGAGAATAATAGAATCCATCTGTCCATGAAATCGTCTGTAATCTACACAGATTATTATACCCCTTCCAATTTTTCGCAAGCAAAAGAAGATGATGATTACCTTTTTGACCGTCAGGCTGATTCTTTTTATTACCATCTAGATAACGTCCGATGTACGCCTCAAATCCGATAATCGGTTTAATTGTTGGGTATTCTATTTTGTTACCTTTTTTATCTTTTGTTTTACCGCATTCTCTGATGAATTTGATACAACCGCCCATTCTGCCGTGATCGGTCAAAGCGAGGGCAGGAAACCCCATCTTTCTTGCCTCCATAACCAATTTGGAAACACTTAAGAGACCGTCAAATTGTGAGTAATCACTATGAACGTGCAGATGTACGAAATTCTTATTCAGGAATTTTTCCATATAATTCTCCGATATTAGGCGTCGATGAATATAGTTTGTTCTCTACTATATCGACAAAACTACGCAACGACATAAGACGGTTCTAACAATGTTTTGTGGGGTCATATTTTTCGATATGCCCATCATTGTAGCGTATTTTTTTTGGGAAACACTGCCTGACGTATTTTCCGTCAACTTCAAAAACTTCTCTATCCCCTTTACCACAATAACCTAATGTAGTCGGGAAAAGCAATCTTTTACATCTTTTACCATCAGCAGAAAAATAAGGTTTGTCTCTTTCTGAAATCTGTCGTAGTTCTTGAAAAATTTCTTCTGTTTCTGGATGTTTGTATTCATAAATTGGCATGACGATTCTCACAAAACCATAAAATCAAATTCATCATCTATTGGTTCTTTCTCTGGCCTTTTATCTTTATATGATTTAAATATTCTTTTTCCTTCTTTCCTTGCTCGGAGTATAGTCTCATCATACAACTCTTGCTCAACAGATTTCAGAATTTTATTTTGTTCTTTATCAGATAACCCATAAAAAGATATTAAATTATGATCTTTTTCAAACAATATTTTCTTTTTTATAGATTCTACATCTAATTGATTTATCAAATATGGCAAAAAATAATTATCGATGATTTTTTCTTCTGTCCAACCTTTACTGAGGAAATATGGTACAGAATACCCATAAGCGAATTCTTCTTCATAACCCTCATTCGTATGTCTCCCCTTAACCCTCACATCAGAAGCATAATGAAGCAATTCGTGGACCAGCGTTTCATCAGGAGTCGTATGTGCCCTAACTCCGCTCCAAATACCATCAGATCTCTCATCCACTAAATTGTTAGCAATAATAATTATACGAGAATATGAACAATAAACACCACCTACTTTTGGATACCCAGCTTCTTCTAAAGTTTTTTTCGGGCAAAAATAAACAGCAATTCCTTTGATGTCCATATCCGGAAAAAGAGAATCAACATAATCGTATGATTCCTTATATTGAGGGTACTTAACCGTTTCAGTCCCTGGAGCAGACTTTATCATATCAAGATTCTTCATCACACGTGTAGCAACATGTTTCTTATACATCATCCGATCTTGCCAAGAACTATTCTTCATCATTTTCTTCTAACAATGCCTTGTTAATATAGCCTTTGTCGCATTTAACAACGGCTTTGTATTCTGTACCATGGGAGTATAAACGAAATTCTTTTTTTATCCCTTGTACACTAACTTTGACTTTCCTAATTGGGTTAGTACAATCATAACATCCACATGAATTACACAAGGGTTCTACTACACCTTTAGGGCTCAATAGGATCTTGTCCATTGAAACAGTAAAGCAATCATAATCCATAGTTAGCATTCTTCATAGTCATTGTAATCAGCGTCAGCTTGCCGTTCTATCTTTTCTTTCATCTGTTGTCCATAATCAACACGAACGGGTCTAGCGACTCTTCCTTCCACATCTCCAACTTTTTCAGCAGCAGCCTTCCTTTCTTCCGCAATATTATGATATTTAGAAACTTCTGTATCTCCAATTGGTTCCATCTCTACATCTTCATCTCCCTCGTTTTCAATTATTACTTCACCATCACCAGAAATCATTGTACCCTCATTCGGCACAGGAAGAGAACCACCAGACGACAAACTTTGCAGAGGAGGACCGGCAGGAAGAATAACTTTTGTTTCTTCATTCCGAAAAATTTGTTTAACGGGGTTTTGTCCTAATACAGGAACTGGCAGTACGCCTCCAGGTTCCCCTCTAACCGCACTAACTTGAGTTCCATAGAATGGAGTAGGAACAACCGCCGCTGATGAATCTGATAATTTCAAATATCCCTGACTACGCAAATAATCTACTGTTTCTACCAACAGTTGTACAGGGAATGACAAAAACTCGACACCGTTGTCGTCTATCTGCCGAACTTCTCCATTAATAGATATGGCTTTTCCTAGCCCCTCTACGCAATGTAATTTGATAGTAAAATCCTCATTTAGTCCGTCGTCACGATATACAAAATTGACACTGATCGAACTGTCATCAGTTTTTATTGCCATTTTTTTTCTCCAAGAAACGCCTATTAATGCTTTCTCTAAACTTACCCAAAAATTCTATGTCCTTTCTTTTATTATCGGCAACGAGTGGCAATTCAAAATTATCAGTAGGGGGAATATCATACCCACACCGTAAGCACAACTTCCCAAACAGATTGGGACCAATAGTCTTTTTGCCACACCCAGGACAAATAATGTAATTAATTTCTTTTGCCATAATTATAATCTAAATAATCGGAATCAACCAAATGGGACTCCCAAAAAGTTTTCCAAAATACTAAATTACCCTTTACTAAATCAGTGTGAGGATGAAGAGAAGACCACCCTTTAGATTTAACCCACGTAGATAATCCAGAAATATCAGGGTTGTAAGCCACATCAGAAGAACTGGGCATATACTCTACAATATAAACTTTACCATCGCTATAAAAATGCAATAAAAATTGGGCCTCCATCATTTGCCTATGTATAGTTATGGTCATACGCAACCCAGAACGCAACATCCACGTATCAGCAGGAGTATCTTCTTTCATAATTTGTACGATTTCTTTAAAATTACCTTCTGTTTCTAGTAAAGTATTATCATCAAAATCTAGTTCATAATCAACTGACATTATTTTTACTCAACTTTTTTAGATATTTCAATTAATGCTACTCCCATAAATTAATTTCTTCTTTTTTCTTACGAGGTTGTAATCTAGCCGAACGTGGAATATAATCATCTTCAAACAATTTTATTTGTTCGACTCTCCCCTCCGCATACTCACAATACCCTTTATCATTATCTATTCCTATATATTGTCGGCATAATGACTTTGCCATATATGGGACAGTTCCACTCCCAGAAAATGGATCTAACACCACATTGTCTCTATAAGAATATAATTTAATAACCCTCTTCGCCAATTCTTCTGGGAAAATAGCAGGATGATTACCGAGACGACGGTATCCAGGTTTTATCCGCCAAACGCTGTCTGTATACATTTTGAATTCTTCAGCAGTTATATCAGATAGTTCTGAATCTCCATCTAATTTCCATTTTTTTTTCGAAAATACTAATATATATTCATGGCTTCTGCGGATACAGGGACAAGAGCAACTCAACCATGATCCCCAAGACGATTTGTTGCCGGATATATATTCTTTAGACCAAGAAATTTCGTCAAAAAATAACCATCCTATTTCCTTCATAATATTGTATATGTCAACATAAATAGGAATTCGATACACTGTATCTGCTATGTTTTTATCCTGGTTTTTAATAGCGTCTATGTTGATTACGAACCTTCCACCAACAACAGTAATTCTGTATATCTCTTTAAAAATTGTTCTAAGCCATTCGAGATACTCTTCGTGAGGCAAATCGTCATTATAAGAACCGTATTTAATTTTCGCATTGAAAGGTGGACTCGTAAAAGTCAAATGGACGAATTCTCCCTTAAACTTTTTCAATGCTTTCAAAGAATCAGAGCAAATTATCTTGTTATATTTCATGTTTTTATAATTAATTCGTCAGATGGACCTTTATTCAAAAACAACTGCCAAAAATCAGCAATCATAATTCTTTTGGTTACATTCACTGTCTCGAAAATGCCGAATGGGTGAACTCCTATCGCCGATGCCGCTCCGGCCCCACAGCAAATACCTAATACTTCGTCTTCATTCACCCCGAGATATCCGTCTGGTATCTCATATTCTCCCACAACTATATCTCTATAACACACAAAATCCCCAGAAGAAAAACCAGTCATCAACGCAGAATCAGATATAATGTAATGCACCTGCCCAACATCAGGACATAGTATATTGAAATGAAAAGCAAGCGGGTCTGAATCTGGTTCTTCAGTCTGATTAAAATTTGCTTTGAACAAACTCCAATCTACATCTTGTAATTTCCGTATAAAATCTTTTCTAGCCATCGATCTTTCTCCTTTTCTTCATTCGTTCTTTTATCTCTCTAGATTTTTTCACCAACAGTTTCTCTTCTGTCACTATTTGATACATTTCTTCTAATGAGAGGTAGTCCTCTCTCCATATAACCTTGTCAATTTGTTTATATACCTGCTCTAAAAAATCAATCGCTTCTTTGCTAAAGTTCAGCCTTTCAACAAACGCATATCCCAAATCTGCAAACCTTAAAGATAATTCAGATAAATCATCTTTGACTGAACCTTTAACTCTGTTCTCTTCTTCCCGGATTTTTCTTAGGATTATATCAATTTCCTGCTCATCGGCAATGTATATCCCTTTGCCCAATTCCTGAATAGTTTTGCTGAAAGAGATACCTTCTAACTCTTTGTAAAGACTGAGAATATTGCCTCCACAATGACATCCAAAACAGAAAAACGTCTCAGTCCCATCAGGATTATTGTAGACCATAAAAGACGGCTTAGTCTCTTTGTGGATTGGGCATGGATACTTAGTTTTATTACCAATTATCGCAGATGGCTGTAAACCTTTTCCTGCTAAATATCCAGTAATAGAATGCTTGTTCAATATCGCATTATACAATCCGTGTTTCATCGGTCATCATCCAAATCATCCAAATCGATGTCATCTACGGTAATATCCATATCTCCGACAGACGATTCGTCTGCCTCTGATTCTTTGATTTCTTTTTGTACATAATCATCAAAATCCAATTCTTCATCTATGTTGATACTATCTACCTTGGTCATTATATTGTCAATGTTATGCTTATCCCAATCATTAGTCATACTGCCAATAAGACTAAATTCCGGTCGCATCTTCAATGATCCTTTCAACTTGCCATTTATCGTTTTGGGTGCGTATCTTGCTTTGATTGTCTGAAAAATTAAACGGCTATTAGGCTGTGCTTCATCAATCAATTGAGCATACATATAATCAGCATCAGCCGAATATTCGTGAGAACCTCTAACGTCTTCAGAGTTGAAGATAACTTTATCCATACTCTGTTTGCGAATACGCTGCAAAGCAGGTCTGCCAAGTTGGGCACCAGACACAACGGCAAATCCCTCTTCATGTACAGCCTTTGGTTTACCCATCGCACGCAGTGATTTCAACATATCACCAATCTGGGACGCTTCATTGCGGTTACGCCCATAGTGAGTTTCATTCTCTGGAATTAGATTCGCTATATAATCTACAATAACAACACGTGGTTTAAAAACATCTATATGTTTTTCAATTTCTCTGCGGATAACAGACACTGGGATTCTGTCGTATGTTTCCATAATGTAAAAATGGTTGTTTGACAACTCCTCTAATTCCGCAGTATATTTTTCTATTTTTGCAATTTCTTCTTCTATCAATACTTTTGGTGTCTGTAGGCGTATAGAATCAATCAATAATTGTCTAGACAAAAACTTTATAAACATCTGTTTCTTTGGCATCTCTAGAGGAACGAACAATACATTTTGACCTCTTTCCCATATTCCAACACCTACATTAAGCATCATAGTCGATTTATAACTCGATACGTCGCCACAAAACAAAGTTAAAGTCCCAGGTGCAAAACCAGTAACCATTGTATCGTCTATTTCTTTAATACCACAAGTGATTTTCTCTGGAGAGTCACCATCGATCTCTATCTTCATCTTACTTAAAAATTCAGTAGAAATCACAGACAAGGGTTCATACGTCGTACCGGCCTTTTCAACACATGAATCAGATGCTAAATCCGATGCCTTTTCTGCCAATTCTCGCACAGCAGAGACCGCACCCTTTTGAGTTAAATTTTTTCGGAAATCATCGATATAATTAACAGCAGATTCGCTGAGATGACTGTCCAAAATCGTTTTTAATAATACAATAAAATTATCACGCTCTTCATCAAGCATACTAATCCGATCATATGTCGCCATATATGCGTTTAGCTCCACATCATTAGACACCCGCTGCTTGACAAAATATCTAAATTGTTTTTTTGTCAACAAAGATTTTTTAGAAAATGCTTCCTCTACACCGTAAAGTAACATTTTATGAGCTTTATGGAAATGATTGATTTGTAAAGAACTACCAAGCCAGTCCCCAACTAGATCCTTGTGTTCTAACACCAAACTAATAAATAGTTCTTCGTCTCTAATTCTTTTATCGATAGTATCCATATATTATGAACCACAAATAGCTATTTTAAATGTTCTTGTATCCTCGACAATTTTACTAATAGCAGTACCGAATTTCTCTTCCAGTGACAACGTAGGATCAAAAATGTCAAACCTGAATACAAAAATAGTAGGCAATTTATCCTGTAACCTCTCTATAAAAAAGGGATTTATTATAGAGGAAATGTAAGCGTCAGAGTTTCTACTCTGTATGACTCCAATAATATCATCGACAACTAACCAATCAGCAGAACGAGAGCTATTCAATATAGGATCTTCCCTTTTCATATAATATGAGAGAAGTGAGAACTCAAGCCAATCATACGTTTGCGTATAATTCCCAAACATTGCCCTATTTCTAATAGCTTCTTGAACGATCAAAGATGCAGCAAATGTTTTACCCTTTTTATTGTTGTTATCAGAATATATGACAACATTCCTGCCTTCTTTAAGCCGTCCATTAAGCACTGATTTTTCTCTACGCTCCAGTGGAGACATGGCATTGAATCGTTCAATGGGAATATCCCCCCAACAATATTTAATAATTTGCTTTTTCGCAGTAATGGCAACGGATGGATCTAGTAATTGTACATCCTTATTTTTACCCGTAAAATCATCAATGGTAAGATTATAATAAGGAGATGGCAATACACTACACAAATATGCTTTTATCTCAGCAGCCTGATCGCATTCACACATGTCACCATTTGGACAATGAGATACATCTTCGACACCACAATTCTTCTTGGCAATCATCTTCATGAATTTCTTTTTTAATGTGCTTATGTCTTTCATCGAGAGTCTCCACTATCAGTATCGGTATTTGTATGGATACAATTTTTGGAATTCTGACCTTTCTTTTCATCCAAAATAAATTGAATACTCAAGGTTTTATCCTTTGCGATTGATTTCGACATTGCCATTTTAACTTCCCTTAATGTCAATCCATGGGCAGTCTGAACAAGATATTCCTTCTTATTGTCTAATTCCGTTTGTAGGGCATCGGTTTTGTTAATCAAACTCTTATTCGTTTCTATCTCTTTTGCTTGACACATAACAGAACCAACAAGGTTGTCCAAAATTTCACCGATCTCATAATCGTTAGGACAGGGAAAGTCCAACACGGAGAACTCACTCTCTAAAGATGGAGTTAACTGTATTTTAGGACCAGTCACTATAATAGTGTTAGGAGAATGAATCATGGAAATTTGCTTCAATCCACGTTCTATCTCTGGTTTATAATCAATAGGATTTAAAAAATAGTAAAAATCTTGAAGAACATATATCTCCCCAGGACATCCCTCCTCTAGCATCCCCTTTGTTTTCTTACGTAATTCCCTTACCCTGTCATACAATACATTCAATATGCTCAAAGGATTATAAGAAGAAGTAGATAAACCAGAGAAATTATCTGGCACCTTATTAGAAACGATATCGGTTAATCCACGAAAACAGTCCCATAGATACACTTTATAACCAAAGCCAGATGACAGATGATTGAAAAAACTCAACAATCGCTTTTCTTCATTAGTGGTTATATACAGCAACGGGCATCTGGCCCGCAGTGATGCCAGAAACTCGGAACGGAACTGTTCCGTAGCCATATTATTGAAACAATCAAGATGATCATGTTGGCTTAATTTCACACGGAATCCCGTTTTGGATGTAGTGTAGTAGAGATCGTTAATCTTTTCCTACTATGCCCTATATTTGGATTCTTCCATTCACAAATACCATCAAAATCTGTCAATCTATCTTTGAACTTGGACAAAGCATGTTGAACTTTCCCCTTTTCTCTCCCCTCTAAAATTAAACTATATATAACCGGCTGTCCTTTAGTAAGAAATTGTTTTACTTGTTTATGTTTAAAAAGTAGATCGTGATCGTCTATATTATAACTTGTTCGCATACCCTTTGTGACTAAATTTTTTTTATGTTTAGTCTTCTTCGAACGCTCATAAAGAAACTTCCCATAGTTCACCAGCTTACATGTTGGCACTTTTTTGTCGGAGACTTGTAATATATCTAGATCCTTATCAGATGCCAACTGCCTAGCCTCTCCAACGGAAATCTCTCCGTAGTTTGTGCCATCTTCTCCGATCAATAATACAGTTGACGCTTTAATTTTGTCATTCATGATTACTTCGTCTTTATTAACCATTTTTTTTCTCTTGCCCTTTTAAAAAAGCGAACTTACTGTCATCTGTGAATTCTATTTTCATTTGTATCTCCTTGTCAGTTTTTTTACTGACTGCTTGTAAAATAATATTGTAATTTTTAAATCTAAACCATGATGGATACGGTGAATGTTTTATTGTGGACTTGATTACGGTTTCCGCTCTACCCTTATTAAATATCTTTAAAAACGCTTTGGCTACATAATTAGCCGCTTTTTTTAAATCATAATCACGTTTAATAATCAACCAATTACAGGTCAAAACTATACCGTGATCAGAAACAAAATTCTCGTCACCGAGCAAATAGGAATTATCTAAATCTGTTTCCGCACATTTTTTCAGTTTTTGTTCATTTCCCTTCGCATGGTATCGCAATCTATCTTGATAATTGTATCTACTGGAGAATTCCTCTACAGCTTCATTCCCCCTTAAATGGCTAAGATACAAAACGTTACTCGCTCTTCTTTTGTAGTGATCGGACCAGTTCCTGAAAAAAGAATCTATGTAATCCTTGAACACTAAATTGTCGCAAAATCCCAAAACATCGTGTACGGCTTCTTTCACCCTACCTAGCTGAACGGCGATATTAGATATACTAGGTAACCAATTACGCCCATATTTCTTGCTATATTGTGATAAAATATAGATGGCAAAATCTCTATTATTCCATTCGTCTAAATCAGATTTGATGCCATTCTTTCTTTTAGTTTTGAACTCAACGACTTTTGCCTTTTCACTTTTGGCTGGCAAAATCTGTGATTTATCAGCTTGGTATGAATGTTCTTTTATGAGATCTGTCGAACTCTTTTTGTCGGAGATTGATTGAATTAATATGTCTTTTACTTTTTTTTCGTTGTCTGTCATTATCTTTGGCATGTTGTTAAGACGATGACCATCATAATATGAGGATTGTTGTCTATCAATTCGATGACCACGTTTTGCATTTTATCAAGATCGTCACATATATGGATTTTCCCACCGGGCACCCACATCCGTATTGGGAAACCACCTTTGTCTTTTTTTGTAACAGAAAATTGAAATTGGATTATGTCCATGTATGGTTCAGTCCATTGTCCTACTTTTTTGGGCAACAATAATCTCAACGCTCCAACAGGAGTAGAACTTCGACCTGCATCATAGTGAAATATGAAAGTCGCTTTTGGGTTATCGACTCTAAGTTCTAATCTTTTTTTGACTGTTTCTAGACAATTAAGCAGTTCAGACATTATAGAAGGCTTTTCAAAAACGCCCTTCAATGCTTCATCTAATTTTTTCTCAAAATCATCCATCATATAACTCCTATATGTTTAAATCTTCTATAGAAAATTCCGGTTCTGTTCTATATATTTTTTTCCTTGCCCTGCTGTGATTTAGAAGATATTTATAATTATCAGTAAAATCGATTACTGTAGCAAACTCTTTTTTTCTGCCATCCTCATATGTAAAAGGTCTTAAAGTCCTCCCAACACGCTGTAAGGCTCTTGTGGGGCTTTTACCTGACCCGGCCAATATAAGAGTGTTCAGGGCCTTGCAATTTATTCCTTCATCGAATATCGATGAGGTGATTGTGATAGACGGAGCACCAGTCCTCATCAAATTCAGATGTTGTTTTCTTTTTTTCCCGGAATGTTTGGAATATAAAAAAACACTGTCTGGGATCATACTCTCAAGCATTTTACCATGGGTAATTTGTCTAACTAAGATCAAAACAACATTGCCTGCGTCCATCATACTCCTAGCTACTTTTGTTATTTTTTCATTTCTAAACTTATTTTCAACAATATATTTTTTATAGATTGTTTGGTATGTATATCCTTCGTTATGCCCAGGTATATCAACAAAATAGATATTAGGCTTCACAAGATATCCAGATCGAATCAAATCAGAGGCAGAAACATTAGCACCCGATATATCTTTGCCAAAACAGGAAGTAATAAGGATATCATCATTCTGGTCGCGATACGGAGTCGCCGAAAAAGCCCACCTATATCTCGCCGCTACAGAATAATCAGCAATAGTTTGGCAGGTTTCTGAAGCCCAATATTGGCAATTATGGACTAAAATGTCATTGGCAAAAAAACAATGAGTTTTATCTACAGTAATATCATATACTTGTTCCTGATGTGATTTTTTAATACTCACGATCTCATCGTATTCTATAAGTCCTAATACTTTGTCCTTCGCTTTTATGTGCCCGGCTTCCTTCCATCCCAATTCTGTCATTAATAGATGATTTTTTGTACATTTTATTGTTCTACCAAATTTAAATGTGATCTCAACCGTTTGCTTTTTTCCTTGGGGTAAGAATGCATTAATCCTAGACCACACGGTTTGTTTGCCATTATGGCTAAGTACATATTTACATCTATATCTATCTATTTCGTCTATTCTTTTCCTTCCTTTTTCTGTATATATCATAGTATCACCAGATACACATTCATCTGCAACGTATCCTTTGGCTCTCATAATAACGTCAAGAATGTCTTTTCTCTTTTCATCTAAACTCTTATCTTCTTTATTCTTATCTTCGTCATCATATCTTATATATTTTTTACCACATGCACGAACGGCTGTTTGTATCGTCATTATTGTTATATCTTGAGGATCGAATCTACCGTCTCCAATGACACCTATTTTGACTTTTTTTCCATTTTTATGACGCAAAAATTTTTCGAATTCATCTTTAGTTTGATTAAGCAGATCAATAGAAGGAACATAAAATATAAACGGAGCAACACCAATTTGTTGTATTATTTTTGCCCCCATAAATGTTTTACCAGAACCAGTAGCGGCTTTAGTTACGCCTCTTTGTATATTAACGCATGAATTAATAAATTCAGTTTGATAATCTCTATCTTCGCATTCTTTCGACATTGTTAGAAAAAGATTTTTATCATATTTTTTTCTTTTATCTATGACTTGTACAGATATATTGTTATCCGCAAAATATCGCATTGCTACACTATACAGACCTGTTGCAAAGTGAATACCCTCCTTTTTTAAAAAGCACCTACACCATCTTTTATCCCGGCAGACTAGATTAACCCAGCCATCCCACGACCATTTTCTGCCTTTTGCCTGCTGTTTTTTTTCAAACTGTTTTACGCGAAAATAATAGTCTTCTGGCCTGTATCTCAATACTTGTTTGAGACCCTGATAGATCTCAGACGTGATAACGCCATCTATGTAAATTACGCTATTTGTGACCACTAAAACTAGTGGTTTATTTGATTTTCCCACGTTTTTTCTTCCTTTTTTTCTTCTTCGTAAATTTACGTTTTATTTCGTCGGGACTTTCTGGAAAACTGTCTTGACGTAAACATGTTGATTGATCCAATTTCGACTGTCCTGTGTCAAAATTTGGGAAAATATTAAAGTCAGCTTCCGCCGTCTTCTGTAACCTGAACCGGAGTGTTGTCAGTATTCTCATTATTCTTACCAGTCAAAACCCCCAATTCATCCAATATTTTTTGCTGAACCCCAGTTAGCTTATTCACAGCATGCCAAGATTTTCCGTCTTTAACGGCGTTAATGGCGTTCAATACTTTAATGGACAAATCAGCTAAAAACCTAGCTGTTGTTTCCTTATCTCCATTCTCTAACATTTCTATCTCCTAACTACCAGACTCTGTTTGAGGCCAATGTTTTCTCTAATATGTATATATCGTCAGGATCGACCTCTCCATCTTTAAATCTTAGCAAAGCCTCATAACTCATTCCCGCTCTGCCCCTTTTTTCCCTTTCAGCATTAATTTTACTCCATACGCCCTCGGTGTATGGTTTCAAAAGTTCGTGTGTACTCCAATCCGCCCCTCTTGCTGGCTCAAGCATCTGCTCTATGAGACCTAAAAACCACCAAGTATCGCTTATGTTCATATACGGATTAGAACCCATCTGAGCAGTTTTCCAAGACTTGCCCTTACCTCCTAAATCAAATATAATCTGTTCTGATTTATTCTCATATCCGGTTATAGTCCCAAGGCATGATAAGAAATCGTTAACCTGCCGTTCATCACCAAAAGATAAATACGCCAAGCCGCTGACTCTATCTTTCAATGGTGACTCAAAAATAGTAGATACCATATCACAAGGATTCCCCCCATGAGCCTTGATAGTCTCAACAAATAAATGAGCGTACAAAAAAGACTTATATTCTATATCGGTATTCACAAATATGAATGGTTCTTCATCTACGATATTGGTATCATAATATTTACCGATCATATCCTCATCTACGAATAATGCCGCGTCGATATTTGGAGAACCTGATTCAATCATCTTCAGGTTAGTAATAGGAGATACCCCAAAGGCCGGACCAACTATGTCTTTTATCAACAGCCACACAAAAGAATTCTGATATAACCTTTTTGCGACAGGTATTTCTGATTTTGCCACTTCATACGAATCGTCTGAAAAACACAAAAACCTGAAAAACGAAGTGACATAAATGTATAATTCCTGTAAATCAATTGACAACAAAGGTGACCCCGTTATTATCTCAAAACAACCCAAATAAGACATAACTATCCTTGAGAACGTATCACCGAGGATTTCAGGAGTACCAACGTAAATACATCCGTCTTTGTAGGACTTAGTAGTCGGAGATCCCTCTAACTCTTCGAACTTCACTGGTAGATCAACGAATGCACAACCGCTGACTGAACAGGCTTTTTTGATAAAAGCAGATGATATTTTGAAGTCACTAACTTTAAACATTAATTATTCTCGTGTTCTTTTTTATTATGTATATTCTTATCTTCAACAGAATATTCCTTTATTTGGTCTTCCGTCATGCCTATCTGTAGCATAAAATCATAGTGAGTTTCACATTCTCTAACCATTGTTATGGCATTCACAAACTCTGATTTAGATATTTTAGAGTAACACGGACGTTCCCGTTCCGCCACAGCATCATCGTCGTAATCTTCATCTTGCTCCATTATACCTGAATTAGTATATTTATCAAGCATTTCCATAACTAACTCTTCCATAGTCATAGGAGATAACTCCATTGTGGCATGATCCTTACAATACGGACACTTATATTCAATGAAAAACGCGGTGATGTCTTCATCCACAGAACCCTTGCGTATACCAGATGCTATAATATGGTCAATATCTACACCTTTTTTACACGCTCTACAATGTAATTTCGGCAAAGCATCAAAAAACCAATCAGGCAAATCAAGTTGCATAATTATATATCTCCAAACATTATATTATATTCGTCATAAGGATTAAACAATCCTTGTTTTATCTGGCAATGGATAGATCAAGATCATATGTCCAGGTTATCCCTCTCTTGTCATGAATTCCAAACATTTTTTGCACAGGACGCGATGCCCTGACTAATTCTTTCAAAGAATAGATATCTCCACCAACAAAAGAACCATTCAATATAACTCTGCCAAAATTGGTAGAAAAATCAGTTGCGGTATGAAAATGTCCTGCTATAGTATAGTTAGGTATAGACCCCGTAATACTTGCCATACGCTCGGAAACAGCTTCTAATGATTTAATATTTCTTGCATTGTCACCATGGAGTATCAAAAATTTATGGTTACGGATATCAACCATATGCCACCAAGCATCAGGAACTACGAATTTCACTCTGGGGTTATTCCCAAAACGTCCTTGTAGAAACTTATAACAGACATAATCCCAATTAACGTATTCTTTCTCAACACCCTTACTTGCACATCTTCCATGATTCCCGTAAATGCCATAAAAACTAATATTCTCGAATAATCCCAGCCAATAATTAATCATATCCGCTATAGCATCAGCACCGGCTACGGCCTGATCTACGATTGGCATATTGATATATGTACTCGACCAATTACCAGCCGCATTCATCCCGGCTACCATATCTCCAGGGCAGAATATATGTAAATTAGGCAGGCTATACAATTGAGAATGTAGTTCAACAATATCAGTAATAGCTGTCTTCAAAAACTCAACTCGTTTCTTAAATATATCAAAGTTATATTCAGATATTCCACCGGTTTCTTCCAGGGTGTGATGGTGGCCGATATGAGCATCGCTCAAAACCAATCCGACATCCTCTGGAAGATGCTTCTGTTGGGAACTTTTCTTAGAGAATTTGTATACTTCTTTTTTGACATTTGGTAATGCTTTTACTGCGTCTTCCATTCTATCCGCCAAAATTTCTGTGGCCATATGACGGACTTGAAGCCTTCTGTCATTGGCATCTGATATCCTCTGGGCCAATGCGACTTTCATATTTTCTTTAATACGAACCCTAGTGGCATCATAAAACGGTTTAGATTCCCAAATCGTTCGTCTCCATTTAGATTTACATGATTCACCAGTACGTTTAAGTTCAAGGGCTATAATGCTATATGGTAATCCTTGTATCGCCTTCAATTCAAAAAGCAATGCTTCCTCTTCTGCCTTCCAATCTTCTCCTGTACGAGTCTCGTATTGGTTAGTTAGTTTTTGTTTCTGCGTCGGGGTACTTTTCTTTTTTGACATTTGTTTCCCTTCCTATTGTTTAAATACATCGCCAATGCGACCATATGAGCACGAATCATATTTCTTTTGTTAAGATTCGTAACTCCTAAAGGATTTTCTCTGTAATAAATCAGTGGCATCTGTATATTAGCGAATTCTTTTTTCGCTATAATCGCTCTGCCCCATAATTCGAAATCTGGAACCAGATAAACTTTTTCGTCTTCCGAATATCTACCTAATTCGTTGAAATCTTTTCTCCTGAACATTGTAGTTGGGTCGATTATCGGATTTAGGGGACCGTTTCTGTAATTATGCACTATTGCGACATGCCCAGGTGGAGGATAGAGCATCTTGCCAATTTCTTTCCCGTTAACATCTATTTTAATAGCATGACCACCTACGCAAAACACTTTATCAAATTCTTCCAAAAAATCAATTTGTTTTTGTAATCGAGATGGAAAGCTAATATCATCCCCATCTTGAATAGCAACGTATTTACCTTTCGCATGAGAAATGGCTTGATTCCTTCTGAACGGAATTTTTCTATTATTAAAATTATAGATTCTCTGTATCCGTCCATCATCAAATTCCTGAACTACTCCCCAGGTGTGGTCTTTTGACCCATCGTCTATTATAATAAATTCAAAATCTTTAAAAGTCTGGTCAAGAACAGACTGAATTGCTTTCTTGACATATCTTTGACAATTATATGTCGTCATTATAACTGAAACAACAGGGTCACCCATTATAGCATCCTCGTAAATATATCGTAGTATTTATTCGCAATTTTATTCCAATTAAGGTCATTTTCTATCCTCCTACGACCCGCACTAGATAATTCGGCCATAGTCTCCTGTGACAACAAAACTTCTTTGATGGCCTCGACGAAATTTCTGAATGTTCCAGATGTGTATGTCAAATTCCCATTTACATCATTATTATAATCTGTTATTGCGAAGCCACCATCCAGGGTGTTCACATTACCAACCTCCATAGCAATCCACGGCAAACCAGCGGCCATAGACTCCAGTATGACTATTGGTGCGACCTCCTTCTGTGATGGAAAAACAAAGACATCAGACTCAAAATACGATTGAATAATATCCTCTCTTGGGATGTCAGAAAGCATTTTATATTTAAAACTATGTTTTTTTAGTTGCATTTTAAATCTTTGTCTCAACTGTTGGGCATGCCTGAATTCAACAGTAGAAGAAATATATAATACAGTGAAATCTTTAATGTCTTGATAAACTATGTCGAAAAGTTTCGGCGTAAATTCTTGTCCTTTTCCTGGAAAAAAATTTGATACACACAAAATTACTTTTTCTGTTTCAATCTTATATTTTTTGCGGAAAGAAAAATCTTGCTTTTTGAATTCGTTGAGATTTATTCCATTTGGAATAACTTCTACTGGCACTTCATAATCCTGACATAATTGATAATCTTGATAATTGTTTGAATGGGTTATTACCTGAATATCTTTTTGTTTATTCAAAAACAAATTCAACAAAGCCGGGTCAGAAAGTGAAGCATTAAATCCGACAGGAATTAAAACTACTTTGAATTTTGTTTTATTTATTCTATCTAGAACAATTGACCAATACTTAAAAAAATCGCTATAGACAAGAACGATGTCCGGATCAGATATCATCAGTCGGTTGATAAATTGAGTAGGACCACTTCCGCAAGATTTGATTGCCACTCCATTGTGGACAATATCATTTTTACAGCTTTTACTCAATATATCACATTCAAATCCCCTCTTGACCATGTGTTCTGCTATTTGTTGAATAACAAACTCAGAACCACCTATGTGAGGATAAACATGATTAGCACAAATCGTTAGTTTCATATTTTCTTCCCATAATAACTTCTTTTACACAAATATTCTAATAGTCTCTTGCTGCTTTTTCTTTTACAATTCTCACAGATGTTCAAATAAGAAGTAGAACAAACCATTCTGCTTTGATCATACAACCAAGATATCCCTCTACTTATTCCTGCGTCATCTGACATAATATTTAAGCCACAAACACAACACTTATTTTTTATGTTCTTTTTTCCAAACCACGGATGAGATATCAAAATATTGTGTATAGTCATATCTTTCACCTCTTAAAGTTTCTGACATCTACTGAATATTTTTTCGCCAAATGAACAAAAAATCGATGAGAACATTTCCTCTTACAGTATCTACAAATACATAAAAAATTACGATGTCTCTTACTAAACCATTTACAAATCTCATGCGTCCTTTTCATCTTCCCACAAATATTACATCTGACTTTGTTTGGATAGATTATTTTCATTTTTTCCCAAAGAAATCATTTTACATTTTCCTTTTATCAATGTTCTTGATCAGTTTTTTAAGGCTTTTGCTCGCACAATAATCACAAATCAGGCTATTCTCAGAACTATGAAAAACTTTTCCACATATTTCACATTTTTTTGATTTTATCTTCCCTATCGGATCAACAATTATGCCAAATTTTTTCTCTAGGATAGAGGCAATACTAGCAAGTATTTTTTATTTTTCATTGTTGGTAAAATCTTGGAGGTTTATACCCCTTCCATTTTTCTCTAAACAACCGCAAACTTCTTCCAAATCTGAGTGTCTTTTCTTGATGACTCAATTTACCCAATGTTTGATGTGGCATATGAACGACTCTTGCTTTGTAGTTCCAGCCAATCTTATAATCGGCATTGTGTATCCTGAAATTTATATCTGGATCTTCGAAATATGAAGGATTAAATCTCATATCAAACATACCAATTGTATCAACGATTTCTCTCTTCATCAGCATACCACCACAACCGACATATGTAAAAAATTCTTTTATATTATCTATTCTTTTTATTGGCAAAAATCTATCGTTCATCTGCCATGCCTCAACACCAACTACGCCATAACCGGTCTCCAAGAAATTCAAATGTTGTTCTATCCACCCCTTTTTGACATACTGGTCATTGTCCAAAAACATTAGATATTTTGATTTGGGTTTATTTTCTTTGGCAAAAGCATAACCGATGTTCCTACCTCCAATAACACCAAGATTTTCAGAATTCGCTATTAATGTCATATATTTATATTCAGCAGCAAATCCAGACAAGATATCAACAGAATCATCACTAGAACCATTGTCAACCCATAAGAGATGAATCGTCCCTTCCGGAGTGTTCTCTGAAAAGAATTGTAAAAAGTCACGGGTAACATGACTACCGTTACAAGATAAAACTACCAAGTCAATATCGCATGGTTCCTGACATTCTTGTATAACACGAGATGTTTTATTGACATCGCTCATTTTTTTTCTCCTCAATCTTGTTCGTTGAACATTTCAGCAACGCCGTGTATTTCTACATTATCTTCGTCATTATTGATAATTTTTAGACCAACTCGGTATAGATCTAGATTTTGGATAGATATGTAATGTTGTCCTGCTTCACTCCTATTCTCGTTGAAAACCACTAAACCATCTCGTGGCAACGAAGAATAAGTAGATGGAGATACGGTTGTAGAACCGACCGTGATAGAAACAGTAGCCTCCGGACTCCATGAAATATTCGCAGTTTTAAAAGCATATCCATCGACGCTTGTCAAAGGTTCTATCTGCACATCATCAGCTTCTCCATTTCTTAATGGAATCACTACTTTCCCGCTACTCTCAACAACAGGCTGCCCATCAACAGCAAAGTCATTCCAATGATGGGTATACTGTCCAGAAGCACACCCAATTTCAACACTTTTATTGTCATTGTATTGATCGTTAGAGTCGACAGCAACAACTACCTGATCTACGGTGCTTGTAGCCACAGTCGTATCAAGATAGATATAGTCAATTTTTTGCGGTGCATATCCAAAATCAATATCAGTAATGCTTGGGACACCAGCAGTCGGAATATCGTCATACCCCTCTTCATTTGAGGTGCTTAATCCACTATAAACTTCAAACTCGAATTTTACATATCTACACAATAGCCCATCAAAATATGTAGTGTAATTGGGTTCGAAATAAGCACTAGAATCAGAATAACTATAATTATCTTCGCTTACTGAAAATCTCCATCGGCCATTTGTATTTGCGTACAACAAGTAATTAACCAAAACGGATTTCAGATTAACAATATCTTCAAAATCGTACACATAATTCGCACTACCATATCCCAAAGATCCTTTAGCTGCACCAGACATTATCAATACTAAATCATCAACCATATCAGAATCAGATATAGAAATACCTTGACCGTTAGTCTGAGAAACAAACGTTTCATATGGAGGATAGTTAGTATACCTATACAGTGTTGGCAATGATATATTGCTACCGATTGACATATTAATGATCATAACAGGGTTCTCTTCGTATCCATCAATACCATTGACTTCAACTGCCGCTTCTTCCATAGAATAAACAGAACAACATGGTCCAGAATCAGTAAATACATATGTCGATTTTTCGGTCGTCCAGTATGCTTGCTGAGACAGGAATTCACTACTATCGATAAAACTGTCCCACAGAGGTGAACCGCCCACGGCACCCTCATCTCTCAAATCATCAATTAAATCAATAGCACTAGAAGCGGAAACAATCCCATCGGACGTAATATTCTCCACACTCGGAATCCACGGATAATTGCTATAACAATTCACGACAGCAACATTTCCTTGTCTCAGTTTACTTGCCAACAACTCAAAGTTCCCAATCGCTGCTGGATTTTGTAATGCCTCTATGGCGAGATTAGAAGAACCGTCAAGACATGAAATATTTACTAGAGAATCAGGGACAGAAACAGACTCGCCAGAAGTATTAACAAACGTTTGCCCATAGTAAACAGTGTCTTCGATGGTGACTTGTATAATTATTTTATATCTTAGTGTGTCAATATTTTGCGTGAATGTAATATCGCTCATGAGACCATAAAGACAGTCATCATACCTCGCTTGTAACTTGGTGACAGATTGTCAGTTAATAAGCGTAACTAACTGTTCGGAGAATTGAACCTTATGATCCAGCAGATCTTCTGGGATTATATGTTCAGATCCTTCTGGTACATTTGCTAATTGCAGATACCCTTTCACTGATGCCTGGATTTCTTCAGACGGAGCGTCTCGATGATAGTCAGCGACTTCGATTAAGACCTCAACGGATTGCCCCCTGTTCAAATACATATTAGATTGAAAAACATCAGTGGATATTTTGAGAAAGTTATTTCCTTTGCCGCTTAAAATTCCACCAGCAGCCATCAGATACTCACCAGCGAGCATAGACAGATATTCAGAATCTAATCCACTACGACCGAAATTCATACCGGTTTGTGTGTCTATTTGCCATTTTATTTCATCGAGGGGATGACCTTCTAATTCTTCTACCTTTTTCATATTGTTAATCGTTCCATCCCTACCGCCAATAAAGTAATGGGTTACAGATCCATTCACGATAGATGTTTGTGAAGAGAATTGCGGCATTTCGGAATATGTGGCTTCATCATCCATAGAAGAAATAATATCAGGGGTTATCCTATGCATGTACCCATCGGTTTTATATTCAAAAGTATCATCATCACTATATACTCCACTAACTATAACGAATTTATCAATGGCATCCAGAATAGGAACGGGGAAAGCCCTCTTATACTCTGGCAATTCATCATCAGTAATAGGATCAGAATACGACCAACTATCCAAGGCAATGTCATAAACCAAAAATCTATCATTGTATTCTACCGATGAACCATCATCTGTTATTTTACGAATACCACTATATATATAAATTCTATTGTTTGTAGCATCATGGACGGCAGTCCCACATGCTATAGCGTAGGATGCCCTTTCCGGTCCTCCCAAATCAATAGATGGCATAGGCTCCAATTCATTCCACAAACCAGTAGTAGTATCATATCTCTCGACTCTATCGGTGATATACAGATTATGGTCCTCCGCATTATAATCAATTCCGCCAAATATGTAGATTGCCGATTCGCCAACACCGACATCAACGGACTGAGCCATCATGCGAGGATATCCCATGGCAGAATAACTGGTCCAAGTATCCGCATCACCATCATATCCATCTACACTATTCAAAACCCTACTACCATTTATCCCTCCACATGCATAAACCGGTTGTCCAACAGTTGGATTTTTTCTTAACTGATGAAAAGCCCTACTATCGTTCATGGTCGCGACATTGATCCACGGTGCATCAACTAATTCAGTTCGTATCTCTGTTCTTTTGGTGAATATAGTCCTAACATTACTAGCATCTGTCAAATAGTCTTCAGCATCAGCAGAAATGTTGATACAAAATGTTTGAGTCCTCGAAACCTCTCTTTCTAGGTCATACGTTATAGTAAAATAGACATCAGAATTAAAAGTTACACCAGATGGGATTGGCCGTAATTCAACACTGGCATAACTCCTTAAATTGTTACTGACATGACCTTCTATATCGTTGTAGGTCTCAACAACTGAATCCGCCACTCTTATAACATCTTCGCCATGGTTAATCACTGTTAAATTAATTTCAGTACCAACTGGCACAATATGCCCAGCAAACGAAACATCTAATAGTATCTCGTTAATACTAGTCCCATTCATAACGAAACCATTTACAGATGATCCGGAGACTCTCCTATCGACCGGCCTAATTAGCAAAGGTTCTTTCGGTGCCAATACAGTAGGGATAATGCCAGTACTAACATTGCCTCCACCAAATAAAGAGATACTTACAGTACCATCCGGTCCATCATACAACGCGACAGAAGAACCAGTAACTGAAATTTCATTTTGATATTTAATAATTGATGTTACACCTAAAGAATCAGAACAGGGGCTATTTTCTGGTCGTTCGAACCCGGTTTGACGATTTGTTGTCACTGCTGCTTTTCTGAAGAAAACATAAGTCTCTTCGCTATCAGACAAATTTACAAACGCACTACCGTAATCAATTGTTGCGTTAGTAGTATCAAGAACCCAATCCCCTACATACGGATCTACGTATTCAAGTACGTCACCCCAAATAATCTCCAACTCGGGATCATCTGTATTAATAAACACAGACTGCCCTGGTTGCAACGCAATTAGTTCCTTGTTCAACGCACTTAAACAACTTCGAAAAGCATCTGAGTATTTTGTAGTAGAAGAATTTGGATCGTGCGATATTGTTAATTTTCCGTATCCTCTACCATCGGTCCAAAATTCTTGTTTATAATCCTCGAATTCCATCAATAGATACGATCCGGTAGTAGCACTTTTATCAACGCTTAATGGCAAAAACTCTAGATTATGTTTTTTCTCAACAGAATAATTACCGTAAAAACAACTAACTTTTAACTCGTGTGTTTCATAGGTATAACTATCACTGGATGTCTCGAATACAACTTTTTGTACAGGGCCTATATGAACACTATTTGTTACGCCATTACTAATATATGAGTAAACCCCATTTTGAGGAGGTGGAACGTCTATATCCCGAGTACCATCATAGCTTATAGTTTTTTTACTGCCAACTCCTATTGGTGTCAATTCCCACTTTACAAGGATGTCATCAACAGCAGTGATAGCACTGTTATCATCTGGGTGATCTGGGTCTATCAAATATACTGTAGCAAATTGTTCCGCAGTTTGTATCCCATCAGCAATTGGAATATTTGGAACGACATCAAGCTGCAAAGGAGAAGCGAATAAGACAATATGTCTTTTAACAAGGCTATAGCCACCCAACGTATACTTCACATAGACATATATTGTCTTACGAGAATCTGGGGTAAGAATAGGAAGGTCCACATAAGAAACGGCTTTTTTACCGCCTGTAGGCAAGCCATTACTGTCAAGAACATCCTCATTAGCATTTACAACACTAAGAGTCGTATCAGGTAGTAATACAACATTGCTAATGCCAGAATCAGTCGGCACGGCGTCCCTATCGCACCAATCGAATGAAGCCTCGCGAATCTGCACGTCTATGGTCCCGCCGGATATTTGCCTACCCCTAAGACTCAAATAGACTCTGGTTGTATAATCTGAACTGGCACCAAGATATGACCCATTATATCGGGGATAGTCATAAGTTGACTGTTGTAACGACTCTAGTGATTTAGAGCATCTTACGGTCACATATTTTCTATCTTTATTAGACATATACATAGCGAATGTATTTTTAAATCTTATGTATATAGGAGATGAAATATACCTGAACAAGTTAACGGTCTCATCATTCGGGTCTTTAATTGTAGCCATCATACGAACTTGTAAATCTACATATTCAATATCAGAACGTAATTCTTCGTTACGGCTATTAATATATATACTACCTTTTACCTCTCCGTTTTCCATCTTCTCTATAGCGTAATTATACATCTCAGTCAAAACCGGAATTGACATAGAAGTATTGCCAGCGAAATAATCAATACCAGCATCTTCTCCGTATCCATACGACGCATCAACTGACAACGATATTTCAAGATCGTCCCTCTCTATAATATCTCCGTTATCATCAATTATTTTCGCGTATAATGCGACCTTATCTGGGAAAAATACTTCGATAGTTCTAGAGGGTAAAACGTTGTTCCAAAAAATCTTTACCGAATTAGAATCTGTTATTTCATAAGAAGTACTCTCCACTTCCAACAAAGGGAAACTAGACATACTATCAGTCCCATTCCCAGTTGCTTTCACCTGAGCGGATTCTGACCTTCGGCCATACTGGTCAATAAATACAACTGTGTAGTAGTAATCCTGGTCTGACACCACATCATGATGTACATAAAAAGTTTCAGTTATATCTCCCTCAAAAAGTAATTCTCCATCATAACAATAGTCACCAGATGTTGGGAACCCGTCATTAGATGCGTAGATCCTTACAGCAACAGCCTCACGATAAGTCGTTTCATCAACTTCATCCCATGCTAGGTATATCTGCTGATTTCCCTCAAGAACACTGTTGATAGACGGGGTTGGCAACGTAGTAGACGATACGAAACCTAACGAGTCACGAGTCTCATCAGACATAGAAGGAATTACAGTCAGGATATTATGGCAATCATAGATATTACTATAATTGCCGTATGAATTTTGAGTAAATACCCTTATGTTATATGTAGCACCAGTAACAAATTCATCCTTGTACGTCGTATAAAAACTACCTGGAGATACGGTTCGATCACACACTATTTCTCCGTCATTTTCGTTAGATGGGGCAATAAATGGTCTAGACACTATTCTTAACGCATTATAACCAGGATTAGTAGGGATTGTCCCACTGATAACAACAATCCTGTCTCCGTTATCTCGATCTAATTTAGTGTCCATTGGAGCATAATCCGAGATATAATCCAGATCTCTGGCAATATTATGGACACTCATTTCACATATCTTTCCCCAGAAATACACACCGCCAATTCTATCATATCCAATATCTACGAACTTCAGAGAAGACACATCGGATTGCGGAGAAGCAAATGTTCCGGATGTAATACCGTTGACATAAAAGGTCCCAACACCTGACGAGTCAATAACCACCGTAATATGGTTCCATTCGGCACGTGATACGGCAATAGTAGAAGTACCGACCGTCACACCTTTGACTATAAACAGAACTAATCCTGTAGCGTTTTGAATAGAAATCATCCACTCATTGACCGCAGCACTTTGTCTTGCAATAACCGGTCTCTGTGTATCAAAGTTCAGGGGTTTAATCCATCCCATGACAGTAAATCCTCTTTGATAAATACATTGTGCGACCTCATCAGAAGACAAGGCAGTGCTTACTCCATTAAAATGTAATCCGGACGAACCGGATGGGACATCACTTTGATTTAGCCATCTTGGGATAGTCTCAGTACACAATAAATCAACATTCTCCGTAAAATCATATACTCTTCTATTATTGTACTCTATTTGATAATGTTCATCAAAATGCCACGCACTTTCAACATACTCATCTACTACGGGTCCAGACCCCTTCAAAACATTGGTTTGCAGTAGAGATAACCCAGGTGGAATGGTGGTGCCATTATGAGTTATTTGTAGGTCTTTACCCTCACTAAAGTTCCCGTCATTGTCAAAAGTAAAAACTTTATAATAATAGGTAGTTCCATGTGATAGACCGTCATTATACATACTCTCAGAAATGCCATCAAAAATTATATCGCCATCTATTGGATTCAATGGATAATGATCGGTATTTCTAACAACCCTAACACCATAAAAATGACTGGCACTATCACCGTATGCATCGGCACCGCACATCAAAGACGGACTATCCAGGTCAGCTTCCGATCCAGCGGCAAACACCATTTCAAATGGTTGCCCTCCGAATGAGAATATACTATATCTGATATTTCCGGGATATACGCTGCTCAACTTCCTTATAAATCTTTCAGCGATATCATATCTAGTATCATCAGGGTCATTCCAAGCCATACTACCACTCTTATCAAATATCATATTTATAATCTTGGGATTCAATTCTAGTTGTATATCTTCTCCACCAGCATCATCTGCCACCACATCCATATTCATCAAATTACTAATTCCAGGAGTAAACTCGTTCACGCTGGTAGCGATTTCATCTGCTGGTGGGATTACTATCTTTTCGTTATATTCATCTAATGCATCATAGTCATTATATATTCTTAATGCGAAATTTTTATCACTGCGGATATACCAATAATCTAGAATGATTTCCGCCTCGCCTCTGAACATATAGTAATATCCATAATGAGGAATTGTATGAGGCGGCGGGTAATATTCAGATCCTCTACTTGTAACTTTAATTGCAGACGATCCACAAACATATTCATCAAAATTCTGTAATTCCCACAAAATGTATCTGTCATTGTTTGAACCAGCGGCAAACAGTACGATTGCATAACTATCAGGAAATGAAACCGCGTAACTCGGATCTAAGAAATTCAAATCGAAATTATACCATCCTTCTGTCAGGACATCAGTTAATGTAGTCTTGTAATCGTATATCATCAAAGGGTCGACAGGTCTATCATTATTATCAATAGTATACACTTCCGCATGGAGGGTTATGTAAGGAGAATCTGTGTAACTAGGCCCCTCTCCAACGGGTACTGTTTCTAGTGTATTTGGGGCTATATAAATTTTGTCAATCGCAGAACCTTGCTGGAAGCATCTGATGCCCAGAAGCTTCGTATCTGTATCGCTAATTGTAATTGTAGTATTATACCATCTCCACGAAGTATCTGGAACGGCAGCGTCATTAATCTCAACCTCAAAAGTATCATCCAAGAATAGTTTTACGTTAAATGTACCTGTGATAGTACGAGCACGGATATACACGACATATACACCGACGTGTGCTGCGTCGGAACGTATCGGGTAATTAACCTGAGAATCATCGCCTAATCCAATAGATTCCAAATAGCCAGCACCGGTGTAGTCCAAAACATCTTCTAACGCCATCAGGGCATTTTCGTCTTGAACCAAAGTAGAAAAATTCAGAGAGTCAATCGTTGCTCCCCATAAATCAGCAGATGAGTCATAAACAGCAACATTGAAATAATCAACATTTGAACCTTCAGAAAAAGGTTTCAAATAGACTGAAGCTTTTGTTGGAATAAAAGCATCGAATACGTTGAACGCCTGTGATAATTTTACGCTATAATCTGACATATTGTTTTAAAAGGGTACACCCGTGCTTATCTTTATCGGCATTGGCAAGTTAGAAACACGCAATAAACTATCATTACCAAACATCCAATACTTTCCATTTACATAAATTATTTTATAAATAGAATCCATACCAGAGGCAGTTTTCGTTATTGTCCCTGAGCCTAAATCCCATGTATAATAATACCCATTTTTCCCGCCAGCAATATATTGGTTATTATCAGAATTTGTAGCGATACTATTTATTTTTAGTTCGACTGAAACTTCAGTATTACCTTCCAAATCGATTAGGGTTGTTCCGAGAGAGTCGCCAAATCTGCTTGTGCCATCGTGTCTTAACCCCTTATTGGTTGGCAAAAATGCTAACGTATTCAGAATTTGTACTTGGGTCACGGTGACGCTGCCAAAACTGCCTTTTTCTGCCCACTGATATCCGTTTTCGCTATAATAAAGTTTATTCCCCGCTAAAGCAAAAACTCCCTTATCTGTGATAAATTGTTCAACATTGGACAACAAGGAAACTCGTTCCCAGTTATTATCACTATCGTATTTCCAAAAAATACCCTGATTGGTAGCAAACAACAGCATATTGTTAAAAGACCACATCCTTCTAAACAGTCCACTGAGCCCATAAACTTCCTGTTCAGCCCACGTCGTCCCATAATCACTACTTGCGTATAACCTCATATCCGTTAGCACATATAAGGTGCCGGAATAAACAAATATGTCGTTAACATATTCGTTTTGGTTGTCATTAAAATTGATTGATGTAACATCCAAAGTATCTATGTCTATGGAAACCAACCCTCTGTTATACCCAACAAAGACTTTGCCAGATGCAGCATAATAATTAACGACCGTTGGATAGAAAAAACTCACTCCCAAATTAACACAATTAATTTGTTCAGAATAATCAACAGTTGAGTCCAATACACTATACCAGCTTCTATCAAAAGGAATATGGTATTTTGTTTGGAGCACAGGAACAGGATCTAAAATGGCGTCCCTCTCCAAAAACAATCCTTCTTTCAACTCATTAACTTGGTTAACCTCAGACAACAGATAAGGCATACCAGAGTTGTATGTCTCAAATATATCTTCCAATTCTTTGTGGGTATATGTCGTAGTCTCTGTTATTCCTATACCACTGATATCAACATACATCGTATCATATTTGTTATATCCTGTGTCAACAAAAGAGAATGAACCGTCAGAAGCGTTCGCAGTAATATTAGTCGTCAGGTTAGACGTGAAAGCAAAATCTGGCATTGTCTCTACAACAACAAAATCCCTGAGAAAGTCTTCTGCGATATCCGAAAGATACATAATATTGTCAACAACTAAATAACTGTGTGAGTCAATTGTTTTCAGATCTCCGTATATGACGTTCCCATATGCTTGTGAATAAGTTTTGTAGTACCAATAAACACAATTTTCTACTGATGATTTCGTAGTTTCCCCTGTAGCCAAAGTTGCACCACCTAGAATTTCTGATAAACGAGTAACGGCATCATTATATTCTACAACATAACTGTCAGCGATAGCGGCGTTAGAATTATCATCCGTAAAAGTATCAAATGATACAGCGTTCAATTGGTTAATAGGAGGATATCCATTAACCAAGAAAGCTATTAAACCTGCTCTACCATATATCATGACATCCGCATCATAATTTTCATCTATCCATTTTCCATTCGTCGCTTTAAAATTAGAGTACTGATTGGCTATAGTAACAGACGCCAAAGAACTGATTCTTCTGTCGAAATAGACAGTATTTTTAACTATATTGTAATAAAACCCTACAACTTGCTCTACGTCATTTATGTATACAGTTGGTATTATAGTGCTACTCTGCTTATACAACAATTCGAATTCATCAAAGTCTGCACCGGCATAAACTCTCTCATCTGTTCCTATGTAGAGAATAGAACCGATTTCTTTCATCGCAGTGACTGGTGTAATTTTCGCGGAAAAATTAATAAGATAAAATGAATCGGTTTCAAAAGATATATCAGTATCAATATAGATATTATAATTATCATTGGATACCATTATGCCTTCATCGGTTGAAATCACTAACCTACCCTCAAATACCTCCATCTTACGAGCGATATCAGCATCAAAATAGGCTATTTTTGTAAAGTTAGTGGCTGAATGATGCTTTCTCCATATCCCATAATCAGTCAATGCAAAAAAGTATCCACTATTTTCAACGAATGCCCAGACAGGTGCAGGCTCCTGTATTTCCTGAGTCAAATGCCATGAATCACCATCATTCGTACTCTGAAAAATACCGACTTCACTACTAATTACTAACCTGCTTTCATATGAATCATACAATATCCCATATGTATCCGTTGTCTGTCCGCTATAAAACGGTACTTCCTCCCACGTTAGTAGATCACCGAGAGAATCATTCTTCAATACGAATACTCCCAAGTCTGTGGTAATATACAAGTAGTCACCATCACTGGCAGCACTACGAACGATAGACACATTATCCAACCCATTAGTAGTCGCCCAACTATCTCCCGTATCACTAATATATACAACTCCGTTGGCTAATCCTAGATATTTGCCAACAACAGGATCATAGAACAAGGTATGAATTACATTATTGGTTGTTCTCAAATCACTCCAACTTTCCCCTTCATCCTCACTAATTAATAGGCCACGGCTTGTTGCGGCTATCAAATTCCCACTTAATATTTCTATGAAATCATAAAAAGTAATAGAGTCCCCAATACTTTGTTCATTGGCCGTGTGATTATTTTGATAAAAATTATATGTGTAACCATTGGTAGTCTCAGTAGGAAGTTGTAATGGGATTAATCTTTCGTATCTTCTTGAATCGTGTGGAATACCGGGGAGAGTACCGGGATGCAATCTGCCAGACTCTGATTGAGAAGAATCAAAAGATATAAGTCTTTTCTCATCAATAGTTCCAGTTACTTCATCTATACCACCTAATTCTACAGACAAATTGTCAGAACCAGTGGGATAATCAAATATTATTGTTCTAGTCAACGGAATCACCGTATATGGAATGTCCGTTATTACCTCATCTATTTTTACAACATAATATGAAGGGTCTGTTGTTACCAAAGAACCACTCGATTCAGCAGTCCCAACAATTTGCTCCATAGTAACGTATGTTTGCTGATCGTCAGTTTGCCATTCCAAAATAGTAACATTGGCTGACAAATCGATTCTTTTGTCATATGCATTAGTTATATTATGTACGTGTTCATTAACCCACGGTGTAACCTTTTCAGTAATATAACTCTCTAATTGGTACAATTCACGAGCCTCGTCTTCTATACTAGTAACGGAATCACCGTTAGACACAACTTCTGCCAACAATAGCGAATGGATTGGAGGATTAGCCGTTGACGACCTAACTAAAAGTCTTCCTTCATTTCTGGCTGCTCGAACCATGTAAAAATAGTTACCATCACCGTGGACAAAAGCATCAGGATGAGTATATGTAACAGTGCCGATGTCTACTGATGCCACTTTCGTCCATGACACTAAGTCACCAACAGACGTATATATCTCATAACAATCGAAATCGCCAGTTACCGCCGTCCAAACCAACAATGCGTTAAACCCAGCAGGGTTGGTCAGGGTTACATTAGTTGGAGCAGTGAGTCCGGATTTACCATCGATTGGTAAAGCGTGGACCATCAAGTGATTGGCATAATCGTCATCTACGGGATTCAGAGTGGTATTGCCAAATGTGTCTGTCATCGTTATGAAGTAAGTAGACCTTGTACCGTTTGTGACAGAATAATCAACGAACGCCCTTACATCACTTCCAACGCTGGCCACTAATGAAAAATCAGACGCAACATAGTATTCGTTTCTTATAAAATCCGCTCTCCAAATATGATATTCATCTACCGAAACACCAGCTATCTCACCCCAAATTAGAAGAACAGCACCGTCACCACCAAATGCACTGACTTCATCGACCTGTGGAGGTCTATCCCCTTCAAAGGCCCCTCCCCAAACATCGCTATAATCTATAGGTAAAACGGTGTAATAATAAGTAATCTCTCCGCTCGTATTTCCATCCACATCAACCGCTGTTATTTTAATTATATATCTATGATTAGGAGTCAAATTGACATAGGAAACAACATAGCTTTTTGCAGGGCCATTATCAACGGAAGTAATGATATCGGTGTCACTTTCTGCTTCCAAGTCACGATCAGTAACTGTAACCAGATTGTGATCTAAATAAGGTGCATTATTATCCCATGTAAATTCAAGTCCGTTGTTATCTAAATTCGCACTTATAGACGAAGGGGCAACAGGTGAAACAGAAATACCAGTATATATTCTCTGAATTATACCATTACTGATATCCCCATCTTCATCAACCCCCTGTATTCTGATAATGTAATCTGTTTTAGATAAAATAGGATAACAAATCCCATTTTGAACGAATGTATCAATTGAGAAATCCTGTATATTTTCGTAGACATAAACCGAATCTGATTCCTTATATCCATTTTCGATAAGAGTAATAGCGTATTTAATAGCAGGAGGTTTATATGCATCTATACCCTCAGTCCATTCCAAATCAAACATCAAAGAATTCGGATTCCTATTACTCGAAGATGATGTTATAGAAACGTTTTCGACTTCTGCTGGACCTAGATTAACTTGAGGAGATAGTTTTACATTAAAACCATCAGACAACACCCCATTCGCGTTGACGGAGTATAAAGTACAGGAATATAACGTCGTATTGGCCAAACCATCAATGGTAAAATTATGATCATCTATATCTAAATTATAATCAGTATACGAACCAACAGGGTTTCCCTCATAGTCTAATTCTTGGATACGTAAAATATACTCATCAGGAAATGGTGTTTTGTTCTCTCCCCAAATAAACGATATTTCTCCATCTCCTGTAAAACCGGTAAAATATGAAGGCAAAGAGGCTGGAACCAGTTCTTGTAATGTAGTAGTACCAACAACCACTCCTGGACCACTATTGTTGCCTGAAACATCAACAGCGGAGACTCTATAAGAATAGACCGTATGTTGTGTCAGGCCATTGTCTGCGTATGTGGACACGGTTGGACTGGCAATTGTTGACCAAGTTACACCAGCATCATCGGTCCTCTCAAGAATATAGTGATCGAAGTCTGCTTCCGCGTTATCATCCCAATCAGCAGTAAGTGAATTTTTAGTAATATCTGACAATGCCAAACCAGCAGGGACAGCAGGGGCCACAGCATCGGCCCAGGCAAATGAAGTTGGAGAACAAAAAGGACCAACAAGACCGAATAATCCGGGTTTTCTCTGGATATAAATATAAGAAGTAGTACTAAGAGTTGTTTCCACAATCATATCCCCAAAGGTTCTCGCCACATACTTGTCGATCAACCCTTGGCCATACGACACTTGGACCTGCGGCACACCACCAGCGGTAGCATCAGTGATAGCCCAACCGGTGATACGGCCATTCCCAAGCACAGAAGAAATAAAACCCACCTGGGTATCTATGATATAGAATCTATTTTGATCAACCTCGGCACTGTAAGGATCACCGGCTACAAAGGCTTGTAAATTATAATGTTTACTGTATGTTGGCATTATGAGGAATTCAGCATCACTTTTTGGCCGTCCTCTAATTCAAACATGAAAGAGAACCCATTTATCCTTGGTATGCTTTCGTATTTTTCATCTGAGTCAGGACCACTAGATACAAATGTATATCCGCTACCACCGGTAGTAAAACTCTCACCATCCCATATGTCTATTATCATGTAGTATGTTATACCAGTTGTAAACTCAGATGCGGAAGGATAGTATGTTATTTGGGCTTCCTCTCCAGATGCAACAGGGAATCCTGCCGCCGGAATAGTAGCATCATCATTAATAATCCACCCTTCTTGATCGTCTTCACTAAAAGCAGTTTTGTAAAAGACTGTCATACCCTCATCTGTGTAAAATTGAATTCTGAAATGGAAATCGTGTGATTCGTCGTCGTCATTTGTAAATTCGAAATCGACATAATCAATGAAAGCGGTAGCATACGGGTCATGAGTATATAGATTAGTTGGGGAAGTCAACTCTATCCCTATTTTCATTGATGTTCCATCTTCGTTAATAGTATTAACAGTATCTAGACTCAAAGCAGTGTATTCCGCAAAATCAGTAGAATTACTCAGCGTTAATCCAAACGATATACTACCGTCTGATACGACATCTTTGTCAGCAGAAATAAAGCATTTAACAATTGGTCCAGGAAGAGTGAATGACCTTGTGAAGAAATAGGCCGTAGTCCCTCCAAATGGAAATCCGGCAATAGTGGTTGCTTCGCTATCAACCGTAGCGGTAGAATAGATTGGGTCGTAAAATGAAGTAGGAGAAATTCCGGCGATAAATATCAATTCATTTATAAAAAATTCATCAATATTTGGGTATAACCTTTTCAAATATATACTTTGTAACATTCTATTAGCAGCGGCAACTTCGCCTAATAAATTCGTTGAATCAAAATTTTGCACATATGTATCTAATTGGGCGTGCGTCAAAACGCCCCTATTTATCAGCGTATTATGATTTAAAAGAGGAATTCTATCGAGACCGAATCTTCCAGAATTGACTTTAATAGCATCAAATGATCCTATTTTAGCACCTGACACTCTATTTTTTGTATTAGTTTCCAAATTTATTTTCGTAGGATATCCCCTGTGTCTGTGGGATAAAATAATACTGCTAATTTGCTGGTCAACAATAACATAATCCCTATCAGTATTATCTATTGAAATAATTGCATTATCACCAGTAACTATTTTGGCCAATTTAACAGATGTTGTTAAATCAGAATCACTAGAATATGAAAAATCGACAAAGTTTTTTGTTGTCATATCGGGGTTGCTATGTGTAGCATAAATATACAATATAGAATTCGAAGGAAAATAGTCTAAAACAGTCGGTACAACCGTTTCAGAGGCTCTTAGAGACACGATACCAGTTCCAGACGATATCGACACGGAAATACCGTTACCGTGGCTATACGTGGCGTCTGTGACCTCCCAGCCAGTAATAACACCGTTACCGAATATGCTATACAGACCGTAAATTTGTTTATCTATGAATAAAAATCTATCTACTTCCCTTGCGGTATTGATAGGCTCATTTAGAACATCTCCGAAATCGAAGTAAGCCATATTATAATTTGGAGTAAATCCAGCCATATTTATTCCCCGTAATTACGCCACAACCATAGGAGTACCACCCTGATCACCTACCCTATACTGTCTATTAGAGCCAAGTCCATATCTAAACAGTTGAGTCAAATGCATACTCCTGTAGCCAGATACGGTCGTGTCATTAACATCCTCTATACTATTACTATTCGATATTTGGCTATTTATAGCCACGTTTCTTCTCTTTTGTATTCTAGAAATCTGGATACTAGGGTCCATTTCCATAATATTTTGTTCCTTTTTATTTTATAATCGGAAATTTAAGTTAACAAATGTCCAGTTTGTCCATGCAGCCACTCACCTTCTATCTCTGTTTCCCACTTATTCTCACTAGCTACAATGGTTTGTGACACATTAATTACAATAAGTTTTTGCCCATCTATATCAGCAATATCAAAACATCTCATAGGTAATCCTGCTGTTTTGAATTTATAAACAACAGGTGGCCTAAAGAATTTTGATAAATGTTGTGAGTATTTATCAGTGGCAAGTTCGCTACTAAATATACCATCCATTTGTAAAAATGTTTTTCTATATCCTAAAAATCCTTCCGAATTTGGATCTTCGACACTCGGAAAATTCATCTGGTCTGCCATAATATATTCATGATCTGGAGTAGTAGATATAATATGAATATTATTATATACATCTTCTACTACTATTTCATGCGTCACTGTGTCAAAAATTAATTGAGCATTTGAGATATTGGACGCACTAAACCACCAACGTGTTGGAATATTCCCGCCGCCACCTCCCGCTCTTGTATCTTCTGGGGAGAAAATAATATCGGCAATTGGGAATGATTCATAATGGAATAAACCATCACAATCGAAGAATATCACCTTCCCAGAACGTTCGGCTATTTTTTCAATACACGACATAACATTATCTCCATCCTTGAATCTAAATTCTGCTCCTCCTTGTAATTTATTATATGAGTTAGGCAACGCATAAACTTTAGATTTAGTAACATTTCTACCCCCGTCAAAATCGCCATTTCCTCCACCCCACGCAGGATCTGAATTAACAAATCTCTGTAATAAACTGGCAGGTTGCCAAGCTCTCTCTCCGAATTTTGCTATTTTTAACAACTCATAAATTGCATTTATATCTCTTACCCCATCGAAGAAAGGAGAATTAAATATCAAAAAGTCACGCAGAACTTTACTGTAATCATGAATCTTACATTCCATGACCCTTTTCCCAGGTGATTCAACAACGGAACCACCATAACAAATTCCTGTCATTAATTTAAAGAACCCAGCATTAGTACTCAAATTGAATAACCCGGCAACATGATCTCTGATACCAAGCAAATCTCGTTCGTTTTGGTTGCCCATCAGGCTATAATTACATCCTTCGTATCCTGCCCAAATTTCCACATAAAACGCTTTGTCCTTCAAATCCTCTATATGAGAATATCCTAGATTATCCCCACCTTTATTAATAAGCAGAGTCATGTTGGCCGAGTGTTCCATTTTATTATAATCTTGGGCACCCCATGTCTCAGAATATTGGATGACGTGGCTACTAATATCTCTAGATTGAGAAGGCCATGCGTCCTCAACTTGAGAGATACCAATTAATTTACAAGTGCCTAACACGGGGGTTACACAGCGTTTTAAAGTATAACCACTTTGAAAAGTATGACCCCCAGATATCATATCAATATCAAAATAGAAAGAAGTATATCCCTTTTCTCTGCCTTTATTTCTATACTTTATATTTAGTTTGCTCGGGTCTTTGATATTGTAAGTTTTAATTGGCTTCCCAAAATGCATGAAATTCGTTTTTTTATTGTTACCTCGCAACCAACTACGTTTTTCTATCATTTGTTGTGCATCATTAATATAGTATGGTTTTTTATTCTGTCCTCTTACCCTGCCATCACCTTTAAATTCGCCATTACCAATATCCTGGTTTAACCCCATATCCCTTATACTAAACAATATTTGTATGTCTCCAGGCAACACAAACGGATTAGCTGCCTTTTTGTTAAGAATTTCATCATCAGACGGCAAGGGTAATAATATTGTGGCTTTTTCAACGTATTCTATAGGGCCAAAAGTGATAGCAGTATTCGTATTACCGCCCCATATGGCTATTCTTCCAGGTGGCACAACGAATAATGGTCCTGGATTTTCTTCTTCCCCTGCTTCGTGGCCAACAACGGGCACAGGTTGCACTGGTTGAGCAGCGGCAGGTGCGTTTAACACTACCCCACCAGCCATTTTTGTTGAAACACCATATGTTCTTGTACTAGATCCAGTCCACTCAGGGTTGGCAACCACATTTCCATTCACTGTTTTTACTGAGTCAGAAGGAACTACTTGCCCATCATCGGCACGAGTGCCTTGGCTCTGTATCCCATCCACGTCAACATCCGCACCACCACCAACACCAACCGTACCAATGACAGCTTCTTCTGGCATCAAAGTATTTTCAACAACCCAGGGAACATCTTCGTTATCGTTGAATACAACAATGATTTTTCCAAGATGGCTACGAACAGAAACTTTCAAATTCTGATTTCGTATTAATTGTTCACCAGTCGCAGCGGAATATTCACTAACAAAGAAAGAACGATAACGAGGAGCCGTATCAACTAAAATACTTATTGCGTCTTCAACGGATTGAATACCTTTTGTCTCTTGATCGTTCAAAAAGCTATTAATCTCGTCTGACGCAGTAGCCATAGGAAGAAAAGTTCCCCCTCCTTCGGCTACCGCTGCCGAATCCTTTTGTGTTTGTTGTAACACCCAATCTATCCTTTGGCTAAGCAATATTTTTACAAAACGAGGATGAGATTTCTGGGGGATAATAATAAAATAATGGTAATTTAGGTCTATTCCCATTTCGATAATAAAATATGCCTGTCTTGTGA